TCACCCACATGCCGCGACCTCCGCTTCGGCCCACCCGCCCCACCGGTCGGCGCAGGCCTCGGCCACGCCCTCGAAGGTGCGGCTGCGGAATATCCAGCGACTGGGCCCCGGCGGTGCGCGATGGACGGCAGACCAGCGCTTGTGCTCGGGCGTGCCGGGCCGGGGCGGCGTCAGCCGGTTGGTGGCGGCGAGCCGCGGCAGACCGCGCAGATAGAAGCTCGTCGCCTTGAAGAAGGGCTCGCCGAACCACCACGGCTGCACCGTCTGCGGCCGCGGCAGATCCGCCGGCAGACGGGCCCGCGCGTGCGGGTTCATCACCGGGTTCTCGACCGCCACGCGCGGCACCGGCGCCTGCCAGCAGGCCGCAAACAGCGCCGCCCCGCGGTCGAGGTCCGCCCACAGGAAGGCCAGCCGCTCCTCACGGCTCATGCGCAGGTAGGCCTCCCGCTCCGCCGCGGCATAGGTCTCGGGCAGGCGCTTCGAGGGCTCATGCAGCCACCGGACGCCGCTGTTGCAGAGCCTTGTGCAGGGCGGGTGCGCCACGACCAGCAGATCCCAGCCGTCGGTCAGATGGTCGCGCACATCGCCGACGATGTGGCGGTTCGAGCGGTCCTCTGCCGGCAGGAGGTCGCAGGACCAGACGTCATGCCCGCGGGCAGCAAAGGCCCGGCGCATCACGCCCGAGGTCTCGCAGCCGATCAGGATGCGCAGGGGATCAGCCACCGGAGGCCTCCACCGCCCGGCGCACCGCCTCGACCGGCACGCCGCAGCTGCGCGCAACACGGCGATACAGGCCGGGCCGGTCCTCCGAAGTGGCACCGCCGAACGGAAGATACCGCGCCGTTTCGGAGAGGACCTGCTGCTACGCGGACAGGATCGAGGATTTGCTCTTCATGGGAATGCTCCGCAGGTTCGGGAGAAAGGGCCCGGGCCGCGGAGGCGCCGGGCGAGTTGAACGGAAGCTGCGCGGATCGCCGGCCGCGCCGGGATGGGTCAGGCCATGCCGAGCGCGGCCTTGTAGAGCTCGAGGAGCGTCTCCTCCTCGGCGATGTCGTCCGGGGTGAGCGATCTGCTGGCGGTCGAGAAGGAGATCGGCTGGGGGTGGTGTGGCATTCGGGTGCCGGAATGACCGACGATCGGTTCGCGATCTTCCGTTCGGTTCGGCTCGACGGACCGGGACGGCGGCACACCCTATCCGAGACCATCAGCAGCGACACCCCGCTGCCCGATCTGGCGGAACTGGCGCAGGCGGCGGCGGCCGCCTGGACCGGGAGGTGGAGCGTCGCCCCGCTGTAGCTTCAACCCGCGGTGCCCTACCCCTTCGATGAGGAGCCCCTCGATGCGGAGGCGGCCCGCGCGCTCGGCGGCCGCATTCGCCGCCAGCTCGACGCTGCGGCCATCATCGGAGGTGAAGAGATCGCCGGATGCCCAGCGGGCTGGCTGCGGCTGCTCGCCGCCGCTCTGGACGGCCTCGTCCGCCTCTCCGAAGCCGACCCGAGTGCGCACGCCATCCGGGTCGCGCAGGTGAAGGAGAAGTTCGGCACCGGGAGGCTCTACCTACGCGCCGAGGGGACCGCGCAGCTGCGCGCGAAGGTTCACCGTCGAGGCGCTGGCCGAGGGCGAAACTTGCACGCCGGCGCCCGGGGCAACGGCGGTCCATTGCGGCCACTCCGTGCAGAAGGATCTGGCGGGAGAATGAGACGACGTCACCCGGCGGCTGCCGCCGGGTGACGCACCCTCATTGTGCCTGTCTAGGATCGAAAGCCGCGGAAGTGGTACGCCTCCGGCACGGGGGGTGGTGGCGCCAGAGGCACCGCCGATCATCGGTCGGATCCGAGGTACCTCCTCTCCCGTCGGAGGATCGCGCGCTCAGGCGAAGGGCGCGGGTTCCGCGGCTCGATGAACCTCGTGGGCCGCCTCGATCAGCGGGCCGATCGGCCCGGCCTCGCAGAGCATCAGCGCATGGATCATCGCCCGGCCCTCCTGCCCGCGGCGGACGTGGTGCAGGACGCGCACGAGCCGCTCCTCGTCCGCCGTGATCCGGGCGGCGCAGCCGGGGCAGAAGGGATTGGCATAGCGGAAGGGCTCGCCGCGTGAGAGGGCCATGGTCTGGACGAAGGCCAGCAGCGCTGCCATGGCCTGGTCGCCATTTGCAGGCCCCAGAAGGGTTCGGGCGAGCATGACGGCCTCGGGCCCGCCCGGCGGGCGGTTCTGCGCCACGCCGACGAAGAGGTGACGCATGAGCGTGAGCGCGCGCCGCTCGACCTCGTCAAAGCCGCAGTCGGACAGGCGCTTGCCCTTGCGGCAGCCCTGGGCGTCGCGCTGGCGTGGGTCGGGATGGGTCATCGAAGTCTCCGGCCTCGGCGCCGCTGGGGCGCGGGATGATGCGATCTGCCGAGGCTGGGGCGCCGTCGGGTGTGGGCGCTGGCTGGGTCTCAAATGACTGACTGTTTTTATCGGCGTGCCTCCGTCGGCTCCCTATCCCGCGCGCTGGGCCAGTTCGCCCAACCCCTTGCTCTTCTTGTCCGGAATTTCCCCCCGGCACCCAGTTCCACCTTCCGCCTGTATTCCGGTCCCCGGCCCGTGATCCGACTTGATAGTGGCGCGGGTCTACGCCTGTGTCGTCGGGCAAGGAGGCGGGATGGATGGTCAAGAGACTGAAACTGAATGAGAAAACCCTGCGCGAGGCTGAGCCGAAGCCCGGCGTCAGCTATCAGATCTTCGACACCGAGGTGATCGGCTTCGCCGCCCGGGTGCAGGCCTCGGGCGCGCGGACCTTCACTATCGACTACCGGCACGCCGGGCGGCAGCGGCGGATGACCATCGGGCGCTGGCCGGAGTGGAGCGTCACGGCCGCCCGCGAACGTGCCAAGGAACTGCGTCGCGCAATCGACGAAGGGCAGGATCCTCTGGCGGCGCGCGACGAGTGGCGCGGGGCCCCGCGCGTCACCGACATGATTGACCGCTACATCGCCGAGCATCTGCCGAAACTCGCCAAGACCAATGCGGGCGACCAGGTGTCGATGCTAAAGAAAATGGTCGAACCGGCCTGGGGCAACCGGCTGGTGACAGAGATCACCAAGTCCGACGTCGCGAAGTTCCTCGATTTCGTGGCCGAGGGGCGTCCCCGACCCTGCAAGGCGAAGCCCAACAACCGGGCCCGCAAACTGCAGGGCCACAAGCCCACCCCGATCCGGGCCAACCGCATGGGCGAGGTGCTGCGCAAGATGTTCACGCTGGCGGTGGAATGGGACTGGCGGACGGACAACCCCGCGCAGGGGTTCCATCGGCGCATCGAACATGCCCGCGAACGGTTCCTGTCGCCCGAAGAGCTGACACGGCTGGCGGCCGTGCTGGATGCCGCCGAGGATCAGCGTGCAGCGGCCATTATCCGCATGTGCATGTTGACCGGCGCCCGGGTGGGCGAGGTCCGCACCGCGCGGTTCGAACAGTTCAACCTCGACTATGCGATCTGGTCGAAACCCGCCTCGACCACCAAGCAGCGCAAGATCCATCGTGTGCCTATCTCGCAGGACGTCGCGGCCATCGTGCGGCTGCGCCAGCTGGTGGTGCCGCGAGGCAACCCGTGGCTGTTCCCCGGCGACACTGTCGGCCAGCCGGTGCGGGAAATCCGCCGCTTCTGGGCCAAGGTGCAGAAGGATGCCGGGCTGGCCGACGTCCGCATCCATGACCTGCGCCACACCTTCGCCTCGCTGCTGGTCAGCGGTGGCGCATCGCTGGAAATGATCGGCAAGCTCTTGGGCCACAGCCAGATGCAGACCACCCAGCGCTACGCACACCTGATGGATTCGCCGCTACGTGCGGGCGTCGACACGGTGGCTAGCCTCCTGCGCCCGCGGCCGCGCCTTGTGCATGAGGCGGCACAGGATGAGGCTGGCGTTATGTTCCACGATGCTGCTATCTGATTGTCCGCACGAAGAACTGGACTAACACCGCGATGCCCAGACAACCCACATTGCAGCAATTGGAAGAAGCGAAGGCAGAACTGGACCGTCTCATGGAACGGGATGGGGAAGACACTTCCGGAAATCTCGACAAGTATCATGGCCGAATCTCCGCTGCTCGAGAGGAGGTGGCTCGGATCACCGCTCAGCTGAAGAAGCTCGGGATCCTTCCATATACAGAACGCGAACGCATCTCGGCCGAACTGGATGAAGCCTTTCCAAATGCTGCCAAAGGCGTGGAAGTTGTTTGGAATGGAAAGCGATTTTCCAAACGGATGAAGCCCCGATCCAAGAGCCGGTCCGGCCGGACTGTCTATACATGGGACACCTGGTGGGATTGCCTCGGTGATGCTGTAGAAGTCGATCCCGAACAGACGGCAGCAGCAGCCGAACTTGAGCGCGCCCTGAACGAAAAGTTCCCGAACGCTCGATCTCGAGATACTGTTGAGCATGACGGGAAAAAGTACGTAAAGCGTTATGCACCGGAACAGATGAGCAATTCCGGGAAAACAGTCCGAAAATGGCGTACTTGGTGGGAACCGGTTTGACAGAAGCGCCCGTGCTTTTCTTGGCTCGGGCGAAATGATCTCAACCTACCGAAATCGGCCTGATCCTCACGCGGCATCTTCGCCCCGCAACCTGCGCCAGAGCGAGGTCAGCCGCTTTCGGATCGTGCTTTCATCCGGCACCTCGCCCGATTTCGAGTTCTGCACGAACCACTCCTGCACCAATGTGACGAGCGCAGTCTGGGTCTCGGGGACGCCCTTTTCGAAGAGCGACCAGGTCAGCCATGCATACATCGCGTCCCAATCGTATCGCGGGCCCGAGCCAATGCTGGAGGCCGGGCGCCGCAGCAGATCGCGGTCCTCCTCGAACTGCTGCAGCGTCACCGCGTCGATCAACAGATCGGAGGACCGCACCAGCACCCCCTCGGCCGGATCGGTGACCTTGAGCCAGGACTTGCTGCCCAGCGGCATCACCCGCTTCAGCCGCGCCTGCTCGTCGCTAGGGCCAATCCGCCGGAACATCGGCATCAGCTCGGCGATCGGCACCTGCACCATTCCCGCGACCGTTTCCTCGCCGCAACTGACCGGAGGAATCCCCGCCAGCACCTGCAGGTGCCCCGCCGCAGCCCATCCCGCCACGTCGGCCGGGTGACATCCCCAGCGCACCGCAATCTCGTAGATCGAATAGAAGGCAACAGGCGGCAGGGGCATCAGATAACTCCTTCAGACAAACCCTATCCCGCGGCAAAAGCCGCGAGAGGGCAGGTTACAAATGACCCGCCGTGCGGAGGCACGTGGGCGAGACCGGGTGCGGAGCGAGTCGTTGTGTGAAACCGCCTGTAGTCCAGAGCCATACCGGTTGCGGCACTGGCGTCTGGTTATGTTCGTTTTTCGATTCTTGTGGACTGCTCCCGGAAAGTTTACGCACACGCCTCGCGTGTGTTTACTCACGAACCCGTGAATTACGGCGGCGACCGACAAGTTCCTGTGGATATCGCCGAACCCCGCCCAGAGGCGACCGGAACAACAGGTTCCGCCAATTCCGCCCCCATCAAATCCGGCGAAAGCGGTTGAACCGAGGACAATGTGGGCCACCGGGGCGATAGCGACCCAGCGCACCGGAATTGCAGCCGGAAGACGTCGCACTTTGGCCCTTGCCCGGCGACCTGAAATTCCCCGTCAGCGGCTCGAATTCAAATTTCCTCCAATGAAAACAGTGGCGGAAGAAGGCCGGAACCGGCAATTCCACCTTCCGCCTGTTTTCCGGCCTCGCCGCTCTGCTTCGCTGCTCCTGACCCCGAGAGGCGCAGGACACGAGGGAGCAGCCGATGAAAGACATCCAGACCGAACCCGACGCGGAGATTGTTGATCTGCTGGCCGACTGGATCAGCCGCGAACAGCTGGCGCAGGCGCTTGGCCTGACCGCCGACACCCTGTCGCGCTGGGAAGCCCGCCGCCAGGGTCCGCCTTGCACACGCATAGGTCGCAAGACCTATTACCGCCGCGCCGCGGTTCAGGAATGGATCCGGGCGCAGGAGCAGGCGCATCCGGTGCGCAAATCGCGGGGGCGGGCATGATGGTGCAGGCCCGCAATTCCGCCTGGCCCGCCGATCGCGTGGCCGAGGCCCGCGCCGTCGTCGCCGATGCCGCGCATCACAGCGACCATCTGCTCCGCCTCGCCTGCACGGTCCTCGCCACACATGGCGAGAGCGCGACCGAGCGGGCCGACGCCCAGCGCCTGCTGCTGGTGCTCGATGCGCGGCGGCCCGTCGCCCGCGCCCAGCGCGAAGACCAAGGGAGGACCGCGCAATGAAACGTCGTGGTACCCCCGAGGCCGATCTGCAGCGCGCCGTGGTGCAGGCGCTGCGCATCGCCCTGCCCCGCTCGGCCATCATTCACCATTGCGCCAACGAGGTAACCGAGGCCGGGCCCCGCGGGGCGAAGCACCAGGCGATCCTCGTCGGCATGGGCGTCCATGCCGGGTTCGCCGATCTCATGGTCTTGTGCGACGGCCGTGTCCTGTTCCTCGAACTGAAGGCGCCGAAGGGGCGGCTGCGACCGGAGCAGGAGGCGTTCCGCGATGCGGTGCAGCCGCAGGGGTTCGGCTGGGCGCTGGTGCGAAGTCTCGACGACGCGCTGGGTGCGCTGGCCGATCACGGCTTCACCACGCGCATCGCCCCTGCCCCGCGGAGGCCCGCGCCATGAGCCACGAGGCCACCAACTGGGCCATCAAGCAGCGCGGCCTGAAGCCCACGACCAAGATCGTGCTCTGGCACCTCTGCGACCGGTTCAACCCCGACTATGGCTGCTTCCCCTCGCAGGACCGGCTGGCGCATGACTGCGAGATCAGCCGGTCCACGCTGAACGATCACCTTGCCCAGCTGGAGGCCGTGGGTCTGCTGCGGCGCGTGCCGCGGCTCGATCCTGTGACCAAGCGACAGCTGCCCACCCGCTACATCCTGGAGTTTGAGCCGGGCTTCACACCCGGGGCTGTGGTGCCGTGTCCGGAAATCGGACACGGTGACGACGACGGCGCAGAAAGCGTCGACGATGCCGATGGTTGTGCTGGTGACGGCATGGCCGATGCGCTGCCGTGTCCGGATTTCGGACACGGGGGTTGTGCCGGAGCCGTGTCCGATTTTCTGGCTGACCCGTGTCCGGAAAATGCCGAAAGCCGTGTCCGGATTTCGGACACTAACCCTGTAAGGGAACCTTTAAGAGAACCAGTAAAGGAAGAGGAGAGCGCGCAAGCGCGCGAAGCGATTTCCGAAGAGATGTTCGAGGCGCTGCTCGACGCGCTGGGCCTCGACCCCGCCGCCCTGCCCGGCTGGTGGCAAGGCTGGCCGCCCCGGCTGCACGTCCTGCGCTGGCGCGACGAGCTGGGGCTGACCGAGGCGGAGATCATCGCCACGGCCGAGGCCAGCCGCCAGGAACACCCCGATCCGCCCGATGGCCCGAAGGCGCTGGACCGGGTGATGCAAAGGGCGGCCAAGCGCAAGGTCGAGGATGCCGGGCGGAAGCGCAGAAAGCCCAAGGCGGCCCCCGCCCCGGCCGCGAAGCCGATCACCGACCTGCCTGCCTTCTACGCCGATCTGGTCAATTCCGACCGCTATCTGCCGGTCAGCGCGATCAGCAACACGATGCGCGACGCCATGCTGGCCCGGGGGCTGGTCACGGCCGAACGCCTGCGCGAGCGCGGGGTGCGGTGAATGGCATGGTGTCACGTCCCCGGCACGGATTGTCCCTCTGCGCGGGCGGCGGAGGCCTTGATCTGGGCCTCATGCTCGCCGAGCCCGGCTATCACACCCGCGCCTTCGTCGAATGGGAGGACTGGCCGCGCGCCGTCCTCATCGCGGCCCAGCACTCCGAATACTTCGCCCCGGCCCCGATCTGGACCGACCTGCGCAGCTTCGATGCCCGCCCCTTCCGCGGGGCCTTCGATGCCGTCCTCGCAGGCTATACCTGCCAACCCTTCAGCGCGGCCGGGAAACGCGGCGGCGCCGACGATCCCCGCCACCTCTGGCCCGATGTCGCCCGCGTTATCGGCGAGTGCCGCCCCGAATGGGTCTTCCTCGAAAACGTCGCCGGGCACGTCACCCTCGGCCTCGAGACCGTCCTGCGAGAGCTTTGGGGATTGGGCTACATGCCTGCGGCGGGCCTGTTCTCGGCGGCAGAGGTCGGCGCGCCGCACGAGCGCCTCCGCATCTTCATCCTGGCCCACACCGATGAGCCTGCATCCCGGCACCGGCCGCTACAACCCGGCCGGGAACAGCGACTTTACCCGGAAGGCCGAGGCGCTGGCGCTGGGCATCGCGAAGGCTCTGCCGAACCACTGGCCAACCCCGGCCGCGCAGAACTGGAAGGGGTCGAGCCAGGCCAGCATCACGCGCAGCGACGGCAAGTCCCGGATGGACCTGCTGCACTACCGGGCGGAGCAGGGCTTCACCCGCCCGGCCCCGGCGACCTTCCCGGATGGACCGCGGTCCTCGCCGCACGCCCCGATCTCGCGCCCGCTTTGGGCTTCGATGATTGCCTCGCATGGGCGCGTCGTCTCGCGGCGGATCCTGAAGGGCCGGTCACGGCGGCGGTTGAACCCGCTCTTCGTCGGATGGCTGATGGGCTGGCCCATCGGGCACGCGCTCTGCGCCTGCTCGGCAACGGAGTTCACCCTCTGGCAGCAGCACATGCGTGGCGCTCTCTCGCAGCTGCCCATGGCCTCGGGCCCGTGGATCTGGCGACCGACCGATGCGGCCCAGCGCCCGGCGCAGATGAATTTCCTTGAAGGATTGCAGCCATGAGTTTCCACGGCCGCGTCAGCGGCACCAGGATCAAGCGCGCGCTGGGCGTGCAGGCGGCGCTGGAATGGGCATTCCGGATCGAACAAGCGCAGCTGGAACTGCCCCTGCCCCCGGATGTCACCGAGGAAGGCTTCGGCTTCGGCCTGGAATACGTCCTGCTGCAACGGGCCGTGCTGGGCTGCAAGATCGACGGCGGCCAGCACAAGATCGGCGGCTACACCCACGAGGACGCCGAGGTGATCGCTGCCACCGTCGCCGGGATCCCCGACAGCCTCGGCGGCAAGCGCATGGCGATCCGCGTCGCGGAACTGGCCCGCGCCGGGCTGACCCCGGACTGGATGCCCGGCGCCGTCCCACGCTGCGTGCCGACCATCGTCAAGCAGAACCAGCATGGCACGCATGCGGGGTCCATCGTCGTGGGCACAGAGCGCATCCGCGTGCGTGGCGCGGGCGCACGGGCGACGTGGAAGACTATCGACATCCTAGCCTGCCCGGTCACCTTCTCCCCCCACCCACAGCAGATCGACGCCGCGCGGCGTGGATATGACGACTGGTGGCAGGCGCTGGGCTGGGTACGGGACGGGCTGATTGCGGGCGGCATGCTGCGCGAGGTCGAGGTGACGGCGGCGATGCCGAAGGTGTCTCCTTGGAGGGTCCGTTAGCGCCCGGGCTTTCCGAACAGCACGTCTGGGAATGGGCTACCCTCGGAGATATGCTCGATCAGCTTGGTCTTTGGATATTCGAACCCGTAAATCCAATCCGAACGCACGCGTCGAAGCAACCACACCTTCTCACCGCCGAAGTCAAAGGCGGTGATTACACCCACTTTTGTCCACTCCTTGAGCAGTCGGGCAGAGTAAAGCCAGAGCTGGTCGACGACACCGTCTTTCGTATCGTGCCGCATCCCCTCGTACTTTGCCCGCATGAACTGGCTGGCGTCGGTCTTGCGGCGCATGGCGTCCACGACCCAGATGATGTTCTGATGAAACGCAGTGCGCTGCAGTGCCTCGTCCGACTTGAGGTGGGAGTGCTGAAATTCAACCACCAGCCCGTGCGGCGTCTTGATATCCGCGATGTGCAACTCCCCTTTTGGGTCGCGAGCAGGAATTTCTTGCCAGTCAGTAGGAAAGTTGTTCTTCCATGCGCGGCGCCATTCGGTTTCGTTTTCCCACCAGGGGTCACAGTGCCGCTGCCCCTTATGTGCCCAGTGCCAGACCTTGACGTTGCCGCATTTGGCGACGAGCTCAGCGCCACACCCGGGACATAAACCCCTCGCTTGGGGCGCTGCTTCAATTCGGGACTCGTTATGGATGGCAAATCGCATGTCTGAGGCTCGTGCAAATCATGGATCGGTGGAATGAAGGGTTTGCACGGGCGCCATGATTTGTCCAATCAGTCTCCGCGGCTACCCCGCCACCTCGCTCGTCTAGCGGGTGGCTCGAAGTGCCGCCCTGACGAGGTTCCCGACCTACTGACCAAGTCAACTTTGGGCTGTAATTTCCATGAAAAGTCCTTAGCTTCGCTGCAATAGCTGATGTCCCCGAAGGTTCCCGATGTCCGATTCCCTGCGTGATCTTGTCCTGTCCCTTATCCCCGAAGATGGTTCCACCATCGGCAATCGTGCCCTGATCGCACGGCTCCGCGAAAACCTGCCGGATCTGACGGACGAGGACTATCACGAGGTTCGTGACCAAATGATCGCCGAAGGCGTGCTTACCAAAGGGCGCGGTCAGGGTGGCTCGGTCGCAAGGGCAAATGGTGACGCGCCCAAGGCACAGCAGCCTGCCAAGCCCAAAGCTGCGCCAATCGCATCCTCGGCCGGGTCTGGCGCCTATGCGCATGCCGACCAGGCGGTTCTGCGTCCCGATGTCGGGGTCGAGGCGCAGTTCTCGCATCGCAAGCCGCCAAAGACCTATCGCTACGACTCCAGCCTCGCGCCGGAACTGGCATGGGACGAGAACGGCGAGCGGCCGTTTGCGGAGTGGCTGCTGAACCTGGTGGCGGATGCGGCTGAAAAGGGCGAGGCCACGGTCTTTGCCCAGCCACAGGTCTGGAAGGGGACGGAGGAGCGGTTCACGTCGCTGTCGCAATGCGCGGCGCGGCTGCGCAGCTTGACCAAGCCCTTCCTGAACTGGGCAGGCAAGGCGGAACGGCAGCAGATCAGCGTGCCGACGCTGCCCCTGTTCGTGCACGAACGTCATTCGACGTCGGCGATCCTCGAAACACTGAAGTCCCACAAGGCGCGCGGGCAGACGCTGGACCTGTTCGGCGATCTGGACCTCGACATTGCCGACCGGCTGGATGCCTACGAGCACAAGGGCCCGTGGACCAACCGCCTGATCCTTGGCGACTCGCTGCAGGTGATGAACTCGCTCCTCGTATACGAGGGATTGGGTGGCCAGGTGCAGATGATCTATTTCGACCCCCCGTATGGCGTGAAGTTTGGCTCGAACTTCCAGCCCTTCGTGAGGGACAAAACAGTCAAAGATAACCACGGTAAGGACGAGCACATGATCCGCGAGCCCGAGATGGTGAAAGCCTACCGGGACACATGGGAACTCGGTCTTCACTCATACATGACTTTCATTCGAGATCGGATGCTCCTCGCGAAGGAGCTCCTATCGGAATCAGGAAGCGTATTCGTCCAAATTTCCGACGACAATCTTCATCATGTGCGCGAAATCCTCGATGAGGTCTTCGGTCCGGAAAACTATGCTGGGCAGATCGCCTTCTTTAAAACCAGCTCTCAATCCACAGACAGCATTCCCTCCGTGTGCGATTACCTTGTAGTCTACGCAAAGGACATCGAACGTCAGGCATTTACCGCACTTTCGCGCCCCAAGAAACCCGGCGATGTCGGCGCCAAGCAATACACGTCGATCTTTTCACCCGACCTGTCTGACATGCGAAAGATGACGGAAAAAGAAATCTCCGGCGAAGACCCTATCCCAACGGGATGGAAGATCGGAAGGCTTGGTCCGATTACCTCGCAGGGTTACCAAGAGGGGCGGAGCAAGCCATACAATTTCAAAGGCATCGAGGTTCCTTGCGCGAGAAACCGTCACTGGAGTTATGATCCAGAACCCGGCAAAGAGATGGATAAACTTGCTGAGAAGGGGCGCCTCTGGTGGAGTGGTACCAACCTCTCAACAATTCTACTGCTGGAGGACAATCCGCTAACCTACCTCGACAATATCTGGATGGACACAGGAACTGGCAGCTTTACCGAAGATCAAATGTACGTCGTTCAGACCGCAGAAAAGGTAATCACGCGCTGTCTCCACATGACAACGGAACCAGGAGACCTTGTTCTTGATATCACCTGCGGGTCTGGCACCTCCGCATTGGTAGCCGAGCGCTGGGGTCGGCGCTGGATTACGGTCGATACGTCGCGCGTTCCCATCGCCTTGGCAAGGCAGCGCCTTCTAACGACTGCATTCCCTTGGTACCGCCTCAAAGAGCCTTCGAAGGGACCTGCCGGTGGATTTGTTTACGAGCGAAAGCAGAACAGAAAAGGCGACGAAACTGGAGGGCTTGTGCCCCGCATAACCCTCAAGAAAGTGGCTAACGATGAAGACCCCAAGATGGAGGTGCTGGTCGACCGCCCCGAAGTGAACGACAAGATCACGAGGGTCTGCGGACCCTTCACGGTCGAGGCCACTATTCAGGCTGCGATGAGCATGGAGGACGATACCGACGGGACGTCCGCGCAGCCCCAGTCTTCCAGTCCGCGCGCCTACCTTGACCGGATGACCGAAGTACTGCGCCAAAGCAAATCGCTGAGCCTGCCCGGGAACGTGACGCTGCAACTAGACAACGTTCGCCCACTGGCCGACCGCGAGTATCTGCATGCCGAGGCCGTGGCAAAGAACGGCAGCGAGAAAACCATCGCCATCGCCTTCGGCCCGGAGGACGGCGCCATCGGATCCGACTACGTCTTCAACGCCGCGATGGAGGCGATGCAGCAGGGCTTTAGTCAGCTGTTCCTGTTCGGCTTTGCGATCCAGGCCAAAGCTCGTGAGCTTCTGGAAAAGATGAAGATCCCGACGGCCTACATCGCGGTGACGCCGGATGTGGTGATGTCGGACCTGCTGAAGACGTCGAAGAACAGCGAAATCTTCTCGATTACCGGCCTGCCGGATGTGCGGTTGAAGAAGGCAGGGCAACGTGCCGATGGCACGCCGCTCTATCGTGTGGAGCTGCGCGGGCTCGACATCTTCATGCCGCATCTGATGGACACGGATCACATCGACGCGGAAAACCTGCCCTGCTGGATGCTCGACACCAATCACAACGGCATGGCGTTCTATGCCAGCCAGGTGTTCTTCCCGAAGACCAGCGCCTGGGACAACCTGCAGAAATCGCTGAAAGGCCAGTTCGAGGACAGCGTCTGGTCGCACCTTGCGGGGACGGTCAGCGAGCCCTTCGCGCTGGGCGACAAGAAGCGGATCGCGGTCAAGGTGATCGACGAGCGCGGCAACGAGCTGATGGCGACCCGCGGCGAAGAGGATGCCGTCTGATGTCCGTTGCCGCAGAACAAGACGCACCGCAACCGATCCCCGAGGATCAGCCGGTCATCATCAACTCGCCGTTCCGGGAACCGCAGGTTCACTGGAAGATCGAGAAGGCCAAGCCCCCCTACAAGGCAGAGGGTCGGCGCCGTGCGAGCTATTTCTACCGCGTGCCGGAACATTCCGGCCGCGGCCGCCCTGACCGCAATCAGGCGGAGCTGTTCGAAAGCCAGGCGGGCGAAGAGGTCGAACTTGAGATCGTCAACGCGATCCGCGGTCGCGTGAAGGATTGGCGGGCAGGCATCCACAGCGGTGGCGTGGCCTATGATGGCGCGTCGCCTGTGACACGGGAACTACTGGAACTCTGGCGCAGCGATCAGCGCATGCAACGCCTGTTCTTTGCGCAGATCGAGGCGGCCGAAACGATCATCTTTCTCGTCGAGGCCAAAGACGTTTACCGCAAGGGCGTTCCCGAAGTTCCTCGGGACGAACCCGGGCTGGAGGCAAAGGCGGCCGGTGTCCGCGCCTTTATTCGTTACGCCTGCAAGATGGCGACGGGCAGCGGCAAGACGACCGTCATGGGCATGCTGGCCGCCTGGTCGATCCTGAACCGCGTAGCCTCACCCCGCGATGACCGGTTTTCGGACACGGTCCTGATAGTCTGTCCGAACGTCACGATCCGCGAGCGGCTGCAAGAACTGGACCCTGCGCTGGGCGATGTCAGCCTCTACCGGACGCGCCAACTCGTCCCGCCGCACCGTATGGAAGAGCTGCGCCGCGGCGAGGTGATGATCGCCAACTGGCATCGCCTGGCGAAAAAGGAGACGAACACAGTCAACGGCGATAGCGCCAAGGTCGTGAAAACCGGGGAAGCGGTCGAGGTCGTCAAGAATGCTGGCAAGGCCAACGAAAGCGTGGAGACGAAGTACTTCGAGTCCGATCCGGCATGGTTCAAGCGTGTCCGCCGAGAGCTGGGCAGCGGCAAAGGCCGGAGTCCGCATTGGCTGATCTTCAACGACGAGGCCCACCACGCCTATCGTCGCGGCGATGCGGCAAGCGAGGAAAGCCTCGACGAGGACAAAGATCTCGCCAGCAAGAACGCTCGGGAAGCGACTATCTGGGTTGAGGCGCTGGACAGGATCAACAAGCTGGCTGGCGGCGGCCGCAGGCGCGGGATCAACCTGTGCGTCGATCTTTCGGCAACGCCTTTCTACATCCAGGGATCAGGCAACGAGGTCGGGAAGCCCTTCCCCTGGATCGTTTCGGACTTCAGTCTGCTCGACGCCATTGAATCGGGCCTCGTGAAGATCCCGCAGCTACCCGCCCGAGATGTATCGGGGGCGGAGGAAGCCGCTTACTTCAACATCTGGCGGTGGGTGCAGGCGAAAGCCAAGGAAGATGGCCTCGGCACCAACATCACGCCCGAGATCGTGATGAACTATGCCTCGGCACCGATCAATCTGCTCGCTCAAGAATGGTACCAGCGGTTTTCGGAGTGGGAGCAGCAATCCAAGCAGCAGCAGAAGCACCCGGTGCCGCCCGTGTTCATCGTGGTCTGCCGCGACACGGCGGTCGCCAAAGAGGTCCACGGTTGGTTGGGTAATGGCAACGATAGCTACGGCGTCGCGCCCAGCTGGTTCAGGAACGCGCCCGGACAGGAAGTAACGGTCCGGATCGACTCGAAGGTGATGGAGGACATCGAGGACGGCGGCTCGAAAGACGAGACCAAACGCCTCCGGTTCATCCTCGACACCGTGGGCAAGGCGACTTGGCCGGGAGGCAGGATCCCTGAAGACTGGTCCGAACTGGTCCGTAAGCACAATGACAAGGTCGCAAGCGATGAAAATGACGGTTCGATAAAGTGGATCGATGAGCGCATACCGCCAGGTCGCGATGTGCGGTGTATCGTTTCAGTCGCCATGCTGGCGGAAGGATGGGACGCGAACACGGTCACGCACATCGTTGGTTTGCGGCCGTTCGGGTCACAGCTCCTGTGCGAACAGGTGGTCGGCAGGGCATTGCGGCGCAAGAGCTACGCGTTGAACGAAGAAACCCAAATGTTTGCCGAGGAAACGGCAAAGGTCTTTGGGGTTCCGTTCGAACTGATCCCCTTCAAAGTCAAACCAGTCGGCCCGCAGCCGCCCCAACCCGACCCCAATCACATCTTCTCCGTCCCCGAGAAAGCAGACTACGAAATCACATTCCCGGTCGTGTCCGGATACCATCAGACGGGGCATTTCGATGTTCATGTCGACTGGTCCAAGGTGTCAAAGGTCACCATCGATCCAATGAAGATCCCACAGACGGTGGAGCTGACGCCGCTGACTTCACCGGACGGCTCGCTCGCCGTTTTCGGACCGGGTGAGCGACCCGTGTTGTCCCTGAGAGATTGGCGGGCGCGATTCCGCGATCAACAGGTGGCATTCAGACTCGCTCGGGAGGTCTGTGCTCGTTGGCAAGCCGATAACGGCGCAGAAGCTGTTCCGGTTCAGCAGCTATTTCCGAAGGTTGCGTTCGCATCAAAGCGATTCCTCGACGAGAAGCTCGATTTAAAGGGTGACAGTCTACCAAGAGACTTGCTGTTGGTAGGCGAGTACATGCAGGCTGCGATCAGCTCCCTGCTTGAGGCAATCAAGAAAGGTTCGAAGACGGGAGAGCGCGAGGTCGCGGTCATTCCAACTGGTGCAGCAGGGCGCGGAAGCACCTTGAACGTCGATTTTCATTCGACAAAGCCAGTCTACCCAGTCAATCGATGCCACCTCAACGCGATGGTGGCCGATACTGAGAAATGGGAACAGAGTGCTGCATTCCTTCTCGATAGTCATCCTGGGGTAAAGCGCTGGGTCAAGAACGATAGGCTTGGCTTCACTATTCCTTACCGACATCGAGGTGTTGTCTCTCGATATGTCCCTGACTTCATTGTCGTAACCGACAAAGGTCTGAACGTAATCGTCGAGATCAAAGGTCGAGTTAATGACGATGCAGACGCGAAGGCAAAGGCAGCTGAGCGCTGGGTCGAAGCCGTAAACCACACAGGCGGATACGGGACGTGGCGCTATCTGCTGGTAGATGATCCAGGCAAGGTCGGACTGGCCATCAATGGCCTAGCGAGTCAGAAGTGGGACCTGGAACAGCAGAGTGCAAACTTGCCACTGTTCAACAGTGATCAGTTTCCGAATGCGCTCAAGGGCACGCTCCTTCAGCACTTTAGTGACATGCCAAATATGGTTAAGGCAGGCCAAATACTGTTTGAACAGGCGCAGCAAGAAAACAGGAATTTTTTCCAGCTAAGGCATATTGAATCTGCTGCAAGTGCCGCATCATGCGAAGTGATCCAAGGTCTGTCCGTTGTTTCGGCATTGACAGACTATGAGCCCCCACTCCTGCGCATGAGGCTGCTTCCAGTTTCCGGGTCGACCAGCACGGCGGGCTTGGCCGACCTATTCAAAATGATGGCCGCTTGGAAGCAAGGTAGGATTACAAAATCAGAATGGCGAAACTGGGCGAATAGTTTCGAAGTAAGGTGGGAGTTCATGGAAGGGTTTACGCGGTGACTGTGAACCCGAACTCAGCCCTCGCTTTTGCAGAGTTGCTAATGAAGAAGGCACCGAATTTCGTTGATCTCGTTTGCGCCAGCACAGATGATGAGTTCGACAATGCCTATGATGCCTTTATAGGGGAAGCAGTCGATCATCTGGAAGTGAATAAGAAGAACTTTGCCGTTCTAGACGAAGTGGGTTTGTCAGGTGTGTTCGCTGCCTCGCTTAAAATGCCTGGCGTGACAGTGCTTCAAGAAGCACACTCGAATGGCCATGTGGACATCACTGTATATTTGGACCATTGCACACCCGTGAGAAAGAAACTCTTTGAAGCCAAAATTCATGATGGACCAAGCTATCATATAAGTGGGCTAGAACAGCTCCTAAGCCGATACACAACAGGTAGAGAAGGGAGAGGCGTTGTTCTTTCTTACGTTAGGAAGAGCAACATCGCGCAGCTGGTAAAATCGGTTAGGGCAAAGATGGATGAAGATTTACCATGCCGTCAGCAGGGACATACTTCTGACCACACCATCAAATGGTCCTTCTTGTCGCACCATGCGCACTCTTCCGGAGAAGAGCTCGCGGTTGCGCATGTGAGCTGCAATCTCTTCCTTGAGGGTTCCGACAAGTAGCTGCCTGCCTAGCCTTTTTCGTCGGCCAAGCGTATTCGCAGTGCGATTCTGGAATCCCCAGCAAATTGTTCTCGATTGAACGCCCCCCTCCTCTGGTTCCTCCCCGGCCCTGAACGTATGCGGGGGGGCGCAGCGCGGCGGTTCGCTAGCGTCAGGCAGTTTCACCGGGGAAGCCAGGCGGAAGCCACCTTGCGACCCGTAGCCGGAATTCCTGAGTCAGATCAGCGGCTTGCAGAATCACGATCTGGCCGTGGTGGATTCCCGGCGGGAAGCCAGGGAAGCCACCTTCGGGGAAGCCAGTTGGCGGGAAGCCACCCGGAAAGCCAATTCCTGAGAAGCCGTTGAATCCGCGTTACTTTTTCGGTTGACAGATGTGCCCCCATTGACCTACCTCTTGATCATCGAAGAATTGCGCCCGGAGGAACCCCCTCGCGGGCGCTTTTCATTTTCCTCCCCCACATCCCGAGCCCCACCCCATGGACCTCGTCTTCGCGCCGAGCCAGGTTGAATCTTGGCCGATTGCCCGGCTGCGCCCCTATGCCCGCAATGCCAAGATGCACGGCGACGACCAGGTGGCGAAGATCGCCGCCAGCATGGCCAAGTTCGGCTGGACCGTGCCCTGCATGGTGGCCGACGACGGCGAACTGATCGCGGGCCATGGTCGCGTGCTGGCCGCGACCATGCTCGGGCTGACCGAGGTGCCGGTGATCCGGCTCAGCCACCTCGACGAGGCCGAGCGCCGGGCCTACCGGATCGCCGACAACAAGCTGACGGAACTGGGCGAATGGGACGAGGCGATGCTGCGCGACGAGATCGCGGGGCTCTTGGCCGAGGATTTCGACCTGACCCTGCTCGGCATCAGCGACGATGACCTCGACGCGCTATTGCGGGATCCGGAGGCGCTGGGCGGCGATGGTCCGGTCGAGGGCGAGGACGATGTTCCGGAACTGCCGGTGTCACCGGTGTCGGTGCCGGGCGATCTCTGGCAGCTGGGCGCGCATCGGCTGATCTGCGGCGACAGCACTGCGGCCGATGTCGTGGGGCGGCTGCTCGGTGATCTGCGCCCATTGCTGATGGTCACCGACCCGCCCTATGGCGTCGAATACGATCCCTCCTGGCGCAATGCCGCGGGGGCCGCGAAGACGAAACGCACCGGCAAGGTGCTGAACGACGACCGCGCCGACTGGCGCGATGCTTGGGCGCTGTTCCCTGGTGACGTCGCCTATGTCTGGCATGGCGCGCTGCATGCGGGGACCGTGGCGGATAGCCTGGTGGCGGCGAGCTTCGCCATCCGGTCGCAGATCATCTGGGCGAAGGACCGGCTGGTGCTCAGCCGCGGCGATTACCACTGGCAGCATGAACCCTGCTGGTATGCGGTGCGCGCCAAGGGAAAGGGTCATTGGGCCGGAGACCGCAAGCAGACCACGCTGTGGCAGATCGCCAACCGGGATCAAGATGCCGACACCGTGCATGGCACGCAGAAGCCGGTCGAATGCATGCGGCGGCCAATCCTGAACAATTCCAGCCCCGGCCAAGCGGTCTATGAGCCCTTCATGGGATCTGGCACCACGCTGATCGCAGCCGAAACCACCGGGCGGGTGTGCTTCGGGATTGAGTTGAACCCGGCCTATGTCGATGTGGCCATCGAGCGCTGGCAATCCTTCACCGGCCAAGAGGCGGTGCTGGCGGAAACCGGCGAAACCTTCGCCGCCCTGAAAGCCAAGCGGCTCGCGGCATGAATGTGCCCCTCCTACCCGGCAGGATCGAGCAGTGGCCGCTGGCCCGCCTCCGCCCCTACGCGCGTAACGCCAAGACCCATGATGCCGACCAGGTAGCGAAGATCGCCGCCAGCATGGCCGAGTTTGGCTGGACCGTCCCCTGCCTCGTCGCTGCCGATGGCGAGTTGATCGCGGGCCACGGCCGCGTCCTGGCGGCGGCAAAGCTGGGGCTGGCCGAGGCGCCGGTGATCGTGCTGGGCCATCTGACCGAGGCACAGCGCCGTGCCTATCGCATCGCCGACAACAAGCTGACCGAACTGGGCGGGTGGGACGAGGCACTCCTGCTCGAGGAACTGCGGGGCCTGATGGCCGAGGACTTCGACCTCGGGCTGATCGGGATCCCCGAGGATGAACTGGACGCGCTGCTGCACGATGCCGACGACCGTGCGTCCATCGACGATGACACCGCCGACACCATCCCCGAGGCCCCGGCCGATCCGATCACCCGCCCCGGCGATATCTGGGCGCTGGGCGATCATCGCCTGATCTGCGGCGATGCGACCGACCCGGCCGTGGTGGCGCGGCTGATGGACGGGGCGCAGGCGGCGCTGATGTTCACCTCCCCGCCCTACGCCCAGCAGCGCGACTATGGCGCGGCGAAGGAGAAGGTCGGCGACTGGGATGCGCTGATGCAGGGCGTCTTCGCCGCGGCCCCCGTCACCGCCGATGCCCAGCTGCTGGTCAACCTCGGCCTCGTCCATCGCGATGGCGAGTGGATTCCCTACTGGGACGGCTGGGTCGACTGGATGCGCGCGCAGGGCTGGCGGCGCTTCGGCTGGTATGTCTGGGACCAAGGACCGGGCCTACCGGGTGACTGGAACGGCCGCCTCGCCCCGTCGCACGAGTTCATCTTCCACTTTAACCGCCACCCGCGAAAGCCGAACAAGACGGTGGAGAGCAAGCACGCGGGCGAAACCCTTGGCGGAGGCGGGTTGCGCGGGGCCGACGGCACTGTCCACCGCAAGACCGGCACCGGCAACGCGATCCAGAGCCACCGCATCCCCGACAGCGTCTTCCGCATCATGCGCCACAAGGGCGGGCTGGGCGCGGCGGGATCGCACCCGGCTGTCTTCCCGGTGGCGCTGGTCGAGGCGGTGCTGGAAGCCTTCTCCGACCCCGGCGACCTGGTGTTCGAGCCCTTCTGCGGTTCAGGCACCCAGCTGATCGCCGCCGAACGCACTGGGCGACGATGCTGCGCGGTGGAGCTGGACCCGGTCTATTGCGACGTCGCCGTGCGACGGTGGGAGATGGCGACGGGGCGGAAAGCGGAGCGATAGACACGCTAGTACAGTTCGCCTCATTGGTTCAATTGCCCTAGGCAGACCGTCCAGGACTGCTTGTCTTGAGGTTGACCGTGTCGGGACTGATCGCGCCAACTGACCGACGGTGTACGAGATGGCCTTGAAAACCCAGACCGAAACTCCCATTCTAGAACAACGAAATTCAAGGTTCGGCTCTGGTGACCTTGGGTATCTCCTTCGGGGATGTCGTCTCGTGGCTCGTCGTTTTCTGGCTCTGCTTTGACTGGTTTCTGACCATCAACTCGCATCTGGGAGGCATCATGATGAAAATTGTGAAGACTACGTTGAAAACTGGACTGGATACTCTGGCGGCGCTGCGGGGCCATGGAAACGATTGAGTACCACGACAAACGACATATCGAGGGCAGACCCTTAGGTCCAAGGCCGGAAGCCGCCGGGCGGTTCGAATCCGCCACCCCGCACCAATATGAAGCCCCGGCAGCAATGCCGGGGCTTTGATTAATTCCTACCGTTCGCTGTCGATAATTATCACCTAACGAACGGCTTTTGGGTCCCACTCTTCGGTTCACCCATGAAGCAAATAGACCGTCCCCCTGCCCTCGACCTTCTCCGCGGCGATGGGCAGACCCAGCTTTTTCTTCAGGGCACCAGAGATCGAGCCCCTGACCGTGTGCGCCAACCATCCGGTGGCTTCGACCATCTCGGCGACCGTTGCGCCCTCGGGCCGCTGGAGCATGGCGATGATCTGCGCCTGCTTGGTGCCAGCGCGGACGGTGACGGTTTTCGCGGTGGCGGTGTCGTCGGGCGTTTCCGCGGGTTCCGCCTTGGGCTTCGCCTTCCGCACGCTGGCGACGGCGCTGGCCACCACCGGCTCGATCCCGATGGCCTCCAGCCCAGCCTCTGTGGCGATCAGCGTGGTGCTGTGGCCGTCGCCGGTCTCGCGCCACATCGGCTCGCTACGGCGAAGGTTGGCCTCGACCTCTTCGAGCCAGCCGCAGGCGATCATCTTGCCGACCACCATCTTGGCGGCGGCGCCGACCAGCCCTTCGGGCAGCGGCAGGGCGAGGTTCCCCGGCCGGGTCGCGGCGCGGGACAGGATCAGGGATTGGGTGTCGGACGGGGTGGTCATCGGGGCCTCCGGGCGCTTGGGCGCGAGCTGTGCGCGCCTTCTACGGAGGCAAGCCCCGCGCTGCCGGGCGGGGCGGCCGTCGCGCGTTGTGGGCGCGTCAGGCGGCGTGTTCGCCTTACTTGAAGGCGCTGTCGCTGATCTGGCGCAGCAGGCCCGCGTAGTGCTTCAGCGTGCCGACATGGCCCCAATGGATCTCGTCGGGGTGGGTCTCGAAATGGTCGTCGCTGAGGGCCTTCAGGCGCTCCAGCATCATGTCGATCTCGGCCTTGGCGGCGATGAAGGCGTCGAGGGCCTTGGAGTTGTCGACGGCGCGGCGGGCGGTCATGGCGGGGCATCCTTCGGTGAGTTGCATCGTTCCGGTGCCAACACCATCGCTCTGTCGGGCGAATGATCGTAGGCAAATCGCAGCAATATCAGTGCTTTCTGATCATTCCGGTCAGATCAGCCGCATCTCCGCCAGCGTGCGGCTGGCAGCGCCAAGCTGGGCGGTCGGCAGTTCGATCTTCAGGTGCGACAGGACGTCGGAGGCCTCGGCCGGGATCCCGCTCTCGCGCAGTGCCTGCTCGATGACCTCGGCAATGGCGTCCGGGCGGCTCAGATCGAACCCCTCGGGAAAGGCGGAATAGTCGATGCGGATGGTGGTCGTGGTCATGGTGAAGCCCTCCTGGGATCGGCGCGATGCGGCCTGTTGTTGGACAACAGAATCGCTCCGGAGGGGAAGACAATCAACGGGAATGATTGTATTTTCCCCTTTATCTTCAATATCTTGATAGGCATCACGGCGCCATGAAGGGCATGAGCGAACGCGAGTATGTGGCGCATTCCGGCCTCTCGCGCGGCGGTGTGCAGAAGGCGCGCAAGAACGGGCGGCTGGTGGTTTATGACGACGGGTCGATCAATGCCGCTGCCTCGGATGTGCGGCGGGCCGAGATGACGGATCCGGACCAGCAGCGTCGATCTTTGGGCGGAGACGCGGCACCGGGCGGGCTTGGCGAAACCGCCTCCTATATCAAGGCGCGCACGGCGCTCACCGTCTACGCGGCGCAGGAGCGCCAGCTGGCCGTGCAGAAGAAGAAGGGTGCGCTCGTCGACCGCGCGCGGGCAGAAACGCTGGTGTTTCGCCTCGCGCGGCAGGAGCGCGACGCCTGGGTGACCTGGCCCGGACGGGTGGCGGCGCTGATGGCGGCGCAAATCATGGCGGAGGTGGAACGACAATCCGGGGCATCGGTGACGATCGAGACCGCGATCCTGCAGAGGGTGCTGGAAGCCCATGTCAGAGAGCAGCTCGACGCCCTCGCCGATCTTCGGGTCTCGCTCGGATGACGACAACGACCTGACAGAGGGTCTCGACCTCGGCTTCGACGGTGCCGAGGATCTGCTCCGGGTCTGGCGGCAGGGGTTGCGCCCCGATCCGAACCTGACGGTGTCGGAATGGGCGGATGCGCATCGCTGGCTCGGCTCGCGCGCCTCGGCCGAGCCGGGGCGGTATCGCACCGCGCGCACGCCCTATCTGCGCGCCATCATGGATGCGCTCTCGCCTGGCCATCCGGCGCAGCGCATCAGCTTCATGAAGGCGGCGCAGGTGGGCGCCACGGAAGCGGGCAACAACTGGATCGGCTTCGTCATCCACCACGCGCCGGGGCCGATGCTGGCGGTGCTGCCGACGGTCGAGATGGCAAAGCGGTCCTCGCGCGGCCGGATCGACCCGCTGATCGCGGAAAGCCCGGCGCTGCGGGAACGGGTCAGCCCTGCCCGGTCGCGAGACGCCGGGAACTCGATGCTGTCGAAGGAATTCCCCGGCGGCATCCTGGTGCTGACCGGCGCGAATTCAGCGACCGGGCTGCGGTCGATGCCCGCGCGCTATGTCTTCCTCGACGAGGTCGATGCCTATCCGGCCTCGGCCGACGAGGAAGGCGATCCGGTCACGCTGGCCGAGGCCCGGACCACCACCTTCGCGCACCGGCGCAAGGTGTTCATGGTCTCGACGCCGACGATCCGGGGGCTGAGCCGGATCGAGCGCGAGTTCGAGGCGTCCGACCAGAGGCGTTACTTCGTGCCCTGCCCCCACTGTGGCACCATGCAATGGCTGCAATTCGACCGGCTGCGCTGGGCGAAGGGGAAACCCGAGACCGCGGCGTACCATTGCGAGGGCTGCGAACGCCCCATCGCCGAGCACCACAAGACCGAGATGCTGGCCAAGGGCGAATGGCGGGCGACGGCGGTTGCGACCGATCCGAAGGCCATCGGCTTCCACCTCTCGGCGCTCTATTCGCCGCTTGGCTGGAAGAGCTGGGCCGACGTCGCGCGGGAATGGCTGGCGGCGCAGGGCTCAGAAGAAATGCTGCGCGCCGCGCGGAACACGCTCTTGGGCGAGACATGGGTCGAGTCGGGCGACGCGCCGGAATGGCAGCGGCTGGCGGATCGGCGCGAGGCCTGGAAGGTGGGCATGGTGCCGATGGCGGGGCTGTTCCTGACCGCCGGGGCGGACGTCCAGAAAGACCGGATCGAGGTCGACATCTGGGCCTGGGGCCGGGGTCTGGAAAGCTGGCTCGTCGATCACATCGTCATTCCGGGCGGGCCAGACGATCCCGCCGCATGGGACAAGCTGACTGCGCTCCTATGCCGGTCTTGGCAGCATGCGAACGGCGCCTTCATGACCGTGGCGCGGTTCGGCATCGACACCGGCTATGAGGCCGCGGCGGTCTATGCCTGGTCGCGCAAGGTGGGCTTCGAACAGGTCGCGCCGCTGAAGGGGCTTGAGGGCTTCAACCGCGCCGCGCCTGTCTCGGGCCCGACCTTTGTCGACGCCACCATCGGCGGCAAACGCCTGCGCCGCGGCGCGCGGCTTTGGTCGGTGGCCACGGCGACCTTCAAAGCGGAGACCTACCGCTTCCTGCGGATCGAGCGACCCTCCGACGAGGAACGGGCCACAGGGGTGTTGGATGCCCCCGGCACGATCCACCTGCCCGGCTGGGCCGACACCGAATGGCTGAAGCAGCTGGTGGCCGAACAGCTGGTCACCATCCGCAACAAGCGCGGCTATGCCCATCAGGAATGGCAGAAGATGCGCGAACGGAACGAGGCGCTCGATTGCCGGGTCTATGCCCGCGCCGCCGCGTGGATCCTCGGTGCCGACCGTTGGGACGAGGCCACCTGGCGGCGGCTCGAGGCACAGGCGGGCGTGGAAACGCGCATGCCTGCGGCGGTCGCGACGGAAAGCGCACCACCCGATCCGGCCCAACCCAAGGCCGGAACCCTGACCACGCCGCGCCGGAGACGGCGGGCCTACACCCCGAACTTCATGAGGGACTGATGGACCTTGAACGCATGCAGACCCTGCTCACGGCTCTGCAGGAAGCCCGCTTCGCCGGGCTGCGCAGCGTCAGCTACGACGGCAAGACCGTGACCTACGGCTCGGATGCCGAACTGGCGGCGGCGATCAGGGATCTTGAGGGGCGGATCGCAGCGGCAAGCGGCACATCTGCCCGTCGCCGCCGCTGGGGCACCATCGCCACGAAGGGTCTGTGACCATGGTGCTCGATGCCTTCCGCGCGCGGCTCGGGTCCATCATCGGCGGGTTTGACGCGGCGCAGTACCACCGCCGGATGCGTGGGTTCCGTGCCACGCGGGCGCATGTGAACACGCTGATTGCGGCCTCGGGCGAAACCATCACCGCCCGGGCGCGCTGGCTCGTGCGCAACAACGGCTATGCGGCGAACGCGGTCGATGCCTTCGCCAATCACGTCGTCGGTGACGGCATCAAGCCCTCGTCGAAGATCGCGGATGCGGCAAAGAAGGAGGAGTTGCAGAAGCTCTGGCTCGCCTGGACGGACGAGGCTGATGCTGAGGGGCTGACGGACTTCTTCGGGCTGCAGCGCCGCGCCGCGCGCGAGGTGTTTCTGGCAGGCGAGGTCTTCCTGCGCATCCGCACGCGGCGGGCGGAAGACGGGCTGACCGTGCCGATGCAGTTGCAGATGCTGCCCTCGGAAATGCTGCCCCAGGACATGACCCGCGTCCTGCCCGGGGCGGGGTCGATCCGGCAGGGCATCGAGTTTGATGGGATCGGCCGCCGCGTCGCCTACCACTTCCTGCGACGCCATCCGGGCGACAGTACCGATCCCGGGCTGGCCGGAGAAACGGTGCGCGTGCCCGCGTCCGAAGTGATCCACATCCTCGACCCGGTCGAGGCGGGCCAGCTGCGGGGCGTATCGCGCTTCGCCGCGGCCGTAGTGAAGCTGTTTACCCTCGACCTCTACGACGATGCCGAACTGGAGCGGAAGAAGACCGCGGCGATGTTCGCGATGTTCATCACCTCCCCCGCGCCGGAAACCGCCCTCGATCCGGCAGAGGACGATCTGGAGGTGGAACCGGGCCAGGTGGTGCGGCTCGATCCCGGCGAGGATGTCACCACCCCTTCGACGCCGGATTCCGGGTCCACCTATGAACCGTTCCAGTACCGCACGCTCCTGCAGATCGGCGCCGCGCTGGGCGTTCCCTATGGCTATCTGACCGGCGACACGGCGAAGGGGAACTTCTCGAACACGCGGATCGCGCTCGTCGACTTTCGCCGCCGCATCTCCGCCTTCCAGCATTCGGTGATGGTCTATCAGCTTTGCCGCGCCGTCTGGACGCGCTGGATGGACATGGCGGTGCTGGCGGGCGCCATCGATCTGCCCGGCTTTGCCATCGATCGGCGCGCATACCTTGCCTGTGACTGGCTTCCGACGAAATGGGACTGGATCGACCCCGCCAAGGATGCCGCGGCCGAGATCCTGCAGATCGAGGCGGGCCTCAAATCCCGCACGCAGGCCATCGCCGAGCGCGGCTATGACGCCGAACAGGTCGACCGGGAAATCGCGGCCGAACGCAAGCGCGAGGCGGAGCTCGGGCTTGACTTCCGGCGGCCGGGATCGCCCGCGCAGGCGGCGGGTGGCGGCACAGGACAGAGCGGCGCCGAAAGCCCGCAGCAAGATCAGCAGAACGCCAGTGATCAGGAAGACGACGGCGAGGACCGAAACCCCCAGCCCGCGGAGGAAGGATGATGCACCACACCCAGATCGCGCAGCGGGTCTTCAACACGCCGTTGATGGTCGATCCTGCCAAGGCGCTGGCTTTCCTGACCGGGCTGGGGCCCCGGATCACCGGGCGAGACATCCGCATCGAAGGGCTGGAAATCGCCGCCGAAGATCGGGATGCCGCCACCCTGCCCGCCCGCGCCTCGCTCTTTGGCGACGACCTGACCAGCCGTCAGGCGCGGAATGGCGGCCAGCCCTTCGCGGTCGTCGACGGGATCGCGGTCATCGAAATCGCGGGCACGCTCGTCCATCGCGGCGCCTGGATCGGCCAATCCTCGGGGCTGACCTCCTACGAGGGCATCGCGGCGCAGCTGCAGGCGGCGCTGGCCGATCCGGCCATTCGCGGCATTGCCCTCGACATCGATAGCTTCGGTGGCGAGGTGGCCGGTGCTTTCGACCTCGCCGACCGCATCCGCGCGGCGCGTCAGGTCAAGCCCGTGCAAGCTTTCGTCGCCGATCACGCCCTCTCGGCGGCCTATGCGCTGGCCTCCCAGGCCGACCGCATCATCCTGCCGCGCACCGGCGCTGTCGGCAGCATCGGCGTTGTGGCCATGCACAGCGACATGAGCGGGGCGCTCGACCAGAAGGGCATCGCAGTGACGCTGATCCACGCAGGCGCCCGCAAGGTCGATGCGAACCCCTACCAGCCTCTGCCCGAGTCCGTCCGCGCCCGGATCGCGGGCGAGTTGGAAGACCTGCGCCAGCTCTTCGCCGAAACCGTCGCCGAGGGTCGCGGGCGGCGCCTCGACACCCTTCGGGCGCTCGGCACCGAGGCCGCCGTGTTCCGTGGTGAGGCGGCTGTCTTCGCCGGTCTCGCCGATGAGGTGGCCGATCCGGTTGCCGCCTTCCGCGCTTTCGCCGCCGCACCCCGCGGCACAGCCACCCTCAAATCCAACCCCAAGGGAAAGGGCCCGATGATGACCACTGCCCCCAAAGATGATGCGCAGCCTTCTGCCAGCACCCCGCCGGAACCGGCCTCGCCCGCGGCGATCGCACCGCCGCAAACCACGGCGGCCGCGATGTCGCCCGAAGCGATCCGGGCGGAAGCCGCCGAGGTCGCGCAGGTCTGCGCGCAGGCGGCGCGCCTTGGCATCCAGATCGACGCCGCCGATGCCGTCGCCAAAGGCGTGAAGCCCGAAGCGCTGCGCGCCAAGGTGCTGGCCGATCTCGCCGCGCGGAGCGATGCCGCGGGCATCATCGCCTCCGCCCCGGCCGCGGGCGCGAAGGAAAGCCCCATCGTGGCTGCCGCGAGGAAGTCGGCCGCCGCCTCGCACTGATACCGAAGCCGATCTCTTCCGCGCCCGCCCAACCGCGCAGCGCCCCTCATCCCCAACATCGTGGAGACTGAACCATGCCCGTCCTGACGGATCCGCCCAGCATGGGCGATGTCCTCAAATACGAGGTCAACCCGAACTACACCCGCGAGACCGTGACGCTCTTGATGGGCATGCCCTATCCGGTCGGATCGGTGCTCGGCAAAATCACCGTGAACGGCAAATACAAGCTCGCGACGGCGAGCGGCTCGGACGGGGCGCAGGTCGCGACCGCCGTGCTGCTTTATGCCGTCGATGCGACGCTCGCCGATGCCGTTGGGGTCGTCCTCACCCGCGGCCCGGCCATCGTCTCGCGTGCGGGCCTTGCCTATGACGCCAGCGTCGATGACGCGACGAAGATCACCACGAAGCTCACCCAGCTCGCCGCCGTCGGCATCATCGCCCGCGACGGCGTCTGATCCCCCTCACCACCGGAGCAAACCCATGACCCTCGTGCGCAATCCCTTCGACGCTGGCGGCTATTCGCTGGCCGAGATGACGCAGGCCATCAACATCCTGCCCAACCTCTACACCCGCCTCGGCCAGATCGGCCTCTTCCGCTTCGAAGGGGTCAGCCAGCGGGCGGTCATCATCGAGCAATACGAGGGCGTCCTGAGCCTTCTGCCTTCCGTCCCCCTTGGCGGCCCCGCCACCGTCGGCAACCGGGAAGGCCGCTCGATGCGCAGCTTCGCCCTGCCCTGGATCCCGCATGACGACGTGATCCTGCCCGCAGACATCCAGGGGCAACCTGCACTCGCTGCCTTCGATGCGGCAGATCCGCTCGTCGAAGTGATGAACCGCAAGCTCCTGCTGATGCGCCGCAAGCATGCCCAGACGCGGGAATACATGGAGATGAACGCGCTGCGCGGCATCGTGAAGGACGGCGCGGGCACCACCCTCTACAACTACTTCACCGAATTTGGCCTGGCACAAATCTCGGTCGACTTCGTGCTGGGCACCGCAGGCACGAACGTGCAGGCCAAGGTCCGCGAGGTGCTGCGCGCCATCGAGGACAACCTTCTGGGCGAGGCGATGACCTCGGTCCATGCCCTCGTCAGCCGCGAATTCTTCGACAAGCTGATCGCGCATCCGAAGACCGAAGATGCCTACAAGTTCTACGCCGCCACCGGCGCCCAGCCGCTGCGCGAGAATGTGCGGCGCAACTTCCCCTTCGGGGGCATCCTCTTCGAGGAATATTCCGGCACCGTGACCCTCTCGACCAAGGTCCCCGAACGGCTGGTTCCGGCAAATGAGGGCATCGCCTTCCCCTTGGGCACGATGGACACCTTCACCACCTATGGCGGCCCCGCGAACCTGCTCGAGACCGCCAACACCATCGGCCTGCCGCTCTACGCCCGCCAGCATCTCGACGAAAAGGGCCGCTGGATCGACGTGATGACCGAAGCCTCGATCCTGCCGGTGAACAAGCGCCCGCGCCTCGCCGTCCGGATCCACAGCTCGAACTGAGGTCCCCATGCCCAGCCTGACCCGGCAGTTCACCCTCTCCCCCGACACCTACACCGCGATTGCCACGGGCGTCGCGCAGTGCCGGATCGCGCCGATCGGGGTGGGCGCCTTCCGGCTGCACGTGGGCTCCGCGCTCCCCGCCCCCGGCACGCCCGACCATGTCGCAGCCCGGATCGAGCCCCTGTGCCTGACCGGGCTTGGCCGGAGCGACATCGTCTATGCCCGCGCCGAGACCGAGCCGGTGGTGATTGCCGTTCTGACCGGCAGCGGCGGCGCCCTGGAACTTGCGGGCTATGACGCGCTCGACGACATGCTCAAGGTGAAGTCGGTGCAAAAGAAGATGCGCGACAGCTTCACCCGGCCGCTCGCCGATCTGTGGCAGGTCACGGCGGCCGATGGCGCCAGCTCCACCATCGCGGGCGGGACGCTGACCATCGCCTCGGGCACCACGGCGGGCGCGGTCGTCGAACTTCTGTTGAAGGACAGCTTCACCATCCCGTTTCGCGCCATGGCCGGGGTGGTGAACACGCGTCATGCGAACAACCACCAGATCCTTGAAGCCGTCTCGGTCGATGCGCTCCGCGGCCTTCCCGATGGCAAGCACTGCTTTGGCATCGATATCGGCGGCGCGGCCAGCACCACCGCCACGCTGATGCGATACTTCAGCCAGAACGGGGGCCTGACGCCGCTTGAAAGTGCCACGGTGACGATCCTCACCACCGCGAGCGCCAGCATTCTGGAGATCGAGCCCTTCTCGGACGAGGCCTATGTCCATTCCCGTGCGCTCGATGCGACTTCGGGGCGGGCCAATTCCTATGTCCGCCACCAGCAGATCCCCGACCCTTCGGCGCTTTACAAGCTGCGGCTGCGCAGCCTGAACCATGCCGCCTGGAAGGCGGTGACCGGGGCGGTTGCGGGCACGGGCGGGGTGATCCGGCTTACCGTCACCGCGCACGGGTTTTCCACCGGCAACCTCGTCTGGGTCGAATATCTGAACGGGGTGACGAATGCCGGGGCGGAGCCGCGCGGCAACTTCACCGTGACGGTGATCGACGCGAACCAGATCGACTTGCAGGGCACGGTCTTCGGTGGATCCTACGTCGCAGGCTCGGGACGGGTTGCGCTCGCCGCTGCGCCGACCGCGGTCAGCCTGCAGATGTCCTTCATCAACTGCCAGGACTATGCCGAGCTTACCGCGGAAATCACCGCCGGGCGCGGCCAGATCGTCGAGGGACAGGCGATTGCCGCGCGCACGGTCGCGGGCTCGGTGGTGACGGCAACGGCGGTCGGCCCCGTCGCCCATGACGGCGCGCGCGGCTCGACGGCCCCGGTGATCGTCGCCGCCCGCGCGGTGACGGCGGCCTATGCGAGCGTCGCCAGCGGCGATGTGGCCGATCTGATCACCACGGTGCAGGGCGTGCAGGTGGTGCGCCCCTGGCAGATCTCCGAACTGGAATGGAGCTCTGCCGCCGCGGCGGGCGGGATCACCAACACCAGTGATGTGGTTCTGGGCGCAGCGGCCGGGGGCGGGCTGCGGCGGTTCGTGACCGCGCTGCAACTGAAGAACGCGGGGACGGTGGCAACGGAAGTCGTGCTGAAGGATGGCTCCACGGTGATCTGGCGCGGGCATCTTGCCGCTTCGATGACGCTTTCGGAAAGCCATCAGTTCGCCGATCCGTTGCGCACGACGGCCAACACGGCGTTGAACGTCGCCTGCATCACCACCGGCGCGCAGGTCTATGTGAATGCGCAGGGCTTCATCGCGCCGTGACTGTCTTTGCCGCGGCCGTGGATCGGCTCTTCGCGCATCCCTCCCTTGCGACGCCCGCGCTCTGGATCACGGCCGCCACCGCGGAGGAGCGCCAGATCAGGGTCATCGCCCGTGCGCCCGACCGGATCACCGACTTCGGCGCGGGGCGGTTTGTCAGCGACACGACCGTGGTGGACGTGCGGGTGGCCGACCTCCCCGCGCCGCGCCCGGGCGATCTGATCGTGATCGGCGCCGATCGGTTCGTGATCCAGGGCGAGCCGCTGCGCGACCGCGAGCGGCTGATCTGGAAGCTGGACCTGCGGCCGGAGGGGGCCCGATGAAGCTGAAACTCGAGCTCCGCCCCGACCTGGTCGCGCTGATGCAGGAGGAAATCCGCGCGGGCGAAAAGACGGTGAGCGCGGCGATGCATGCGGCAGGCACGGGCCTGAAATCCGCCTGGCGTGGGCAGATCGTGCAAGCGGGCCTCGGCACAAGGCTTGGCAATTCGATCCGGCTTGCGACCTATCCCAAGGGCAGCGCGAGCCTGAACGCGGCGGCACTCGTCTGGTCGAACGCCCCGGTGATCGTCGGAGCGCATGACACGGGGCCGCTGATCCGCTCGAAAGACGGCTTCTGGCTCGCGATCCCCACCCCGGCCGCAGGCAAATCCACCCGCGGCGGCCGCATCACCCCCGGCGAATGGGAGCGCCGCACCGGACTGCGGCTGCGCTTCATCTATCGCCGTAGCGGACCGAGCCTTCTGGTGGCCGAGGGGCGGTTGAACAGCAAGGGCCGCGCGGTGGCATCCCGCTCGAAAACCGGCCGTGGGCTTGCGACGATGCCGGTGTTCCTCCTCGTGCCGCAAGTCAAGCTCCGCAAGCGACTTGACCTCGCGCGGGAGGCGGAGCGGGCGATTGATGGGGTGGAGGAGCGGATCGTGGCGGGGTGGGTGTAAACTCCTCAAAGGGGATATCTGCTACAAGCAGCTTAGCCGCCATTGGTTAAGTCACTTGTGTCATCGGTATCAGTCACCGCTTCGGCGGTCAGGTGCCGCACCTGCTTGATCATTGGGCCTGCACCTCGAAGATGAGGCATGCGCCAGACAATCTGGCCCGATCTGCTGCGCATTGCATGCCCCCTAACCCAATGAGTTCTCCTGGGAATGCCTTGACGTACCCCATCCTTGTTATCCTCTTTCATCGCTTCCACTTGGCCACGACCTGCTTTGCCAAGCGTAATCTTTGAAATCAGGGTATCTGGGAGCGATTTGCCGGATCGTTCAGCTTGACGCCTCGTTTGCCTTGGGTAGAGCGACACCTCTTCCACTTTCAGCATGCCATCGTGGCGCAGAAGAGTGGCTATCGCGACCGCCAAAGCGAGGAACGTCTTGTTCCAAGTAATCTCGTCCTCAATCATGGCGTCAGGTACGGGTAAGCCGACGGCGTCAAAGAGTTCACGGGTCGGGGTGTAAATTATCTCTGCCTTTAGCCCCCTTGAAACTATTGCGCAGTTACTCGGGCCCACATCGTTTTTGCGCAAAATGAAACGCTGTGTGAAAATTGCGTCATCAATCTGAATAACCACACCAGTAAGCACCTGATCTGGCTCACTATCAGCGATCTCGATCATCATCGTCGAAAAGGGAAGCATGACCTGAGAGTAAAGCTCTTCGAGCCCATCACGCTTCATCTCGGAGATAAGCTTGGTCAGCATCCAGTAGGCAGCCGGGTCGATCCGGAAGTACTGCGCATCTTCCAAGTTGACGAGCTGACGATGTCGATAATCCAGCAGGCGATCCATGAGACCGGCGGGAAGATCAGCCGGTCTAACACCACGCATCTGAAGGACTTGACGAGGGTAATCCTCAAAGAACCGTTTTAGTTCATCAATCATCGTTGAACTCCACATTTTGAGCCTAGGAGACCCGAAGCACTCCAGTCCGTCAACATGCTGAGGCATGAGCACCATAACGTTTATCGGGTTCGACCGGAGCCTTCGCTGAACATCTGACATTCTTGGAGTGGCAAATGCCCACCACCCGCGAACTTGTCCTCGCCGCGCTGCACGCGCGGCTGCAGCAGCTTGCCGCCCTCACCTTGCGTGACGAGGTCCTGCCCGAACGGATCCCTGCAGCCGGGCTGATCATCCTGCGCGACGGACAGCCGGGTGAACCTGAGGTGACGCTCTCGCCGCTGCGCTATCACTACCAGCACCGCGCCGAGCTGGAGGTCGTCGTTCAGGCGGGCCCCGGCCGGGCGAGCGCGTTTGACGATCTGATCGCCGCCATTGGCGCGGCGCTCGCCGCAGACCGGACGCTCGGTGGCCTGTGCGACTGGGTCGAACCGGAGGCTCCGAGCCCGGTCGATCTGCCTGTCGAGGGCGCCGCGGCGCTGAAGGCGGCGGTGATCACGGTCGTTCTGCAGTACACCACCGCCGATCCGCTCGGCTAAACCCCAGACATCAAGGAGAGAATGATGGCACGAGCCCAAGGGGCGCGGGCGCAGATGGCGCTTGCGTTCGAATCCGTCTATGGCACCGCCCCCGCCACGGGCTTTCGCACGGTGCCTTTTGCCAGCACTTCGCTGGGCTCCGAACAGCCGCTGATTGCCTCGGAGCTTCTGGGCCAAGGGCGTGACCCGACGGCGCCGATCAAGGATGCGCTCACCGCCGATGGCGATGTCGTGGTGCCGATCGACGTCGAGAACTTCGGTCTTTGGCTGAAGGGCACCTTCGGGGCGCCGACGACCACCGGCACCACGCCCAAGACCCACACGTTTCAGTCGGGGAACTGGACCCTGCCCTCGATGGCGATTGAAGTGGCGATGCCCGAGGTGCCGCGCTACGCGATGTACACCGGCTGCATGGTCGATCAGCTGAGCTGGCAGATGAGCCGATCGGGGCTGCTCACCGCAACCGTGCGGCTGATCGCGCAGGGCGAGGCCATCGACACGGTCACCGCCGCGGGCACACCGACCACGCTCGCGCTGCAACGGTTTGGTCATTTCAACGGCGCGGTCAAACGCAACGGGGTGGCGCTTGGCAATGTCGTCTCGGCCGAGGTCACCTATGCCAACGGCCTCGACCGGATCGAGACGATCCGCAACGACGGCAAGATCGAGGGCGCCGATCCCGGCATGGCGGCGCTGACCGGCAAGATCGAGGTGCGCTTTGCCGATAGCACGCTGGTGACCCAAGCCATCGACGGCACGCCCTGCGAGCTTGAATTCGCCTGGAGCCTTGGCGCCAACGCGAGCTTCACCTTCACCGCCCATGCCGTTTATCTGCCGCGGCCCCGCATCGAAATCCCTGGCCCGCAGGGCATTCAGGCGAGCTTCGAGTGGCGGGCGGCAAAGGCCACCAGCCCCGCGCGCATGTGCACCGCCGTCCTCGTCAACACCGTCACCAGCTATTGAAGCGCATCGAGCGGTGGAGGCGGATAGAATTTGGCGATATTCCTCCAGCTGAGTCCCGATCCAGAGGAGCTGCCAATGACACCTGCCGAAATCATGGCCACATTCGAGCGCCAGGGGCCTTTGCCGCGCGCGGCGATCGAGGCGGCGCGGCAAGAGCGCGAGGCCATGGTGCCGGTGTTTCTCGACTACATCGACCGGCTGCAGCAGGCGCGCACGCGCGACCTCGACGGCATGGACGCGTTCATCTTTGTCTTCTTCCTGCTCGCTGAATGGCGCGAGCCCCGCGCCTATCGGCCCTTGGCGCGGCTCTTGCGGCGCGAGCCGGATTTTCTGGAGGCGCTCCTCGGGGATTCGATCACCGAAGCCTCGGCGCGTGTCATGGCCGGGGTCTTCGATGGCGATCTGCAACCGATCTTCGAGATCCTCCTCGACGATGCGAGTGACATCTACGTCCGCGGCGAGATGTTCGACACGCTGGTGATCCTGGCGCTTGAGAACCCGGGCCTGCGGCCGCAGATCGAAGCGTTTCTGACGGAGTTCTTCGATCTGACCGCGACGGTGACGGGCGAGGAGATCTGGTGGCCCTGGGCGGAATGCATCGCGGCACTTGGGCTGGCCAAGATGGAAACCGCGGTGCGCGCGGTCTTCGACAGCGGGCTGATCACGTCCGATTATGCCCGCTACGAGGATTTCACCGAGTTTCTCGGCAAAACGATGTCCACCGGGCATCCGGGCTGGTTCACCCAGATGCCCAGCAACCAGCTGATCACCGATACCATCGCCGAACTGTCGTCGTGGTACTGCTTCTCGCCCGAATTTCTGGCGCGGCAGGCAGATCAGGGGCTGAAGGTGGTGTCGTCGCTGATCCCACGGGGCGACGATCCCTTCGAGGGCGTCGTCACCGGCAAGACCGGCCGCAATGATCCCTGCCCCTGCGGCAGCGGCAAGAAGTTCAAGAAATGCTGCCTGCAATGAGCTGAGCCGCGGCAGCATCCAGTCCCTGCCCTTTGAGCGACGTGCCCCGGCACGTCGCTTTTCTTTTGGAGAAAGGCCGTCCCATGATCCGTCTGAACCTCTCGAACCAGCCCGAATGGCTGGACCTTGCCCCGGGCCTTCGCCTGAAGCTTGCGCCTCTGACCACCGCGCTGATGGTGGCCGCGCGCGCCGATCCGGGCCTTGCCGCGCTGCCCGAGGGTGCCACACAGGAGGAACTGGCGCTTGCCATGGCCAAGGCTCTCGCGCGTCTGGCCATTCTCGACTGGGAGGGCGTCGGCGACGAGACAGGCGCCACGATGGTGGTGACGCCCGAGGGCATCAACGCCCTTCTCGACATCTGGCCGGTGTTCGAGGCCTTTCAGACCCGTTACGTCGCGCGCGGCCTGATGCTGGACGCAGAAAAAAACGCCTCCGCGCCCTCGCCGACTGGTCCTTCGGCGGGGGCGAAGGCTATTGCGCGGCCTGCCAAGGCCCCTGCCCCGACTGTCCCGCAAGACTGAACCGGCCGCAGACGGTCGAGGGCACACAGGTCTGGGATCTGGTGCAACGCCTTGGCGGGCAGCTGCGGCTTGTTCCCGGCGCGGTGATCGGCTGGGACATGAGCGCAGCACTCGCCCTCGCCGAGGCGCTGGGCGTGAACAGGCTCATCGCCGCCGAAACACTGCCCGAGATCGAGGCGGTGATGGTGCGCAGACTCAACGAACAGATGGAAACCTATCAAGATGGCTGAAAAACGCGTTTCCGTCCGCCTTGTGGCGGAGGGCGGACGGCAGGTGCGCGCAGAACTGGAAGGAATCGGCGAGGCGGGGGTGCGTGGCTTCGGGCGGCTTTCCTCCGAGATGGAGCTGGCGAACACGCGGCTGGCGGGCTTCGCACGCAAGGCCGGGGTGGCGCTCGCGGCAGTGACGGCCGCGGCCGCGGCTGCGGGCGTGGCAATGGTGCGCTCGGGGCTGGAGACGATCGGCGCGCAGGCGGATATGGCCGCGTCGCTCAAGACCACGGTCGAGAGCCTGCAGGTTCTGACCTGGGCGGGCGAGCTGGCCGGGGTCTCGATGGGTGAGATCGAACAAGCGACGAAGAAGCTGACGACGCGGCTTTCTGAGGCGGCGGCGGGATCGGGCACGGCGGTCGGCGCGCTGGCGCGGCTGCATCTGACGGCGGCCGCGTTGCAGGCGCTGCCGCTCGATCAGCGCATCATCGCGATTCAGGATGCGCTCAACCGCTTCGTGCCCGAGGCCGAGCGCGCGGCGGTGGCCTCGGACCTTTTCGGCGACCGGGCGGCGATTGCCTTTCTGCGGGTCGACAGCGCGACGCTGCGCGATGCGGCAAAGGATGTCCGCGATTTCGGGGTGGCTGTGAGTGCCGCCGATGCGGCGCAGATCGAGCGTACGGGCGATGCGCTGGATCGGTTGAGCCTGATCTGGCTTGGCCTGACGAACCGGCTGACCGCCGCCGTCGCACCGGCGCTGGAAACTGTGGCGAACGCGCTCGCCGATGCCGCGCGCGCCAGCGGCCCGCTCGGACGCGCCATCGACCTCGTCTTCGACAACCTCGGGCGGCTCGCCACCTATTCCGCGACCTTCGCCGCCTTCATGGGCGCGCGCTGGATCGCGGGCCTTGCCGCGGCGGCACTTTCCGTGCGCGGCCTTGCCACCGCGCTCGTCGTCCTGCGCGGCGCGCTCATTCGCACCGGCATCGGGGCGCTGATCGTCGGCGTGGGCGAGCTCGTCTATCAGTTCTCCGAATTCGCGGCCCGGGTCGGCGGCGTGGGCGAGGCGTTCCGGCTGCTTACCGATCTGGCGCGCGAGGTCTGGTCGCGCATTGGCCTCGCGCTCGATGCGGCGCTGGCGCGGATGGCGGCGGGCTGGCAGGGGCTGAAGGCCGATGCTCTTTCGGCTCTTGAAGGCACCATCACAGGCGTCGTGGGCTTCGGCGACCGCACGGCAGCGGTGTTTCAAGGCGCCTATGACGCGGCGGTGGCGATCTGGGGCAAGCTGCCGGGAGCGATCGGTGATTTTGCGTTTCAGGCGGCGAACGGGCTGATCTCGGGCGTCGAGGCGATGCTGAACGGCGTGGTCACCCGCATCAACCGCTTCATCACCGCGCTGAACGCCGCCCTGGACCTTCTGCCCGACTGGGCGGTGGGCGAAGGCGGGGTGAAGATCGGCACGCTCGATTCGGTAGAATTGGGGCGCATCGGCAATCCGTTCGAAGGCGCGGCATCCGCTGCGGGCACGGCGGCCGCCGATGCCTTCTCGGCGGCGCTCGGGCGGAGTTACATTGAACCGCCCGATCTCGGCCTCGGCGCCATGGCCGACGACGCCCGCTCCCGCGCCGCGGCCTATCGCGAAGCCTCGGGCATGCTTTCTGACGCGGCCGGGCACCCGCTTGCCTCCTGGCAGGCGCTGAAGGATGCGGTGACGCGCACCGGCACCGATGCGGAAACGGCTCTGACCGGCGCGACCGGTGCCGCTGACGGGCTAGGTGCGGAACTCGACGAGACCGCCGAGGCAGCGCGGGGCGCGGGCGCTGCCGCGGCCGAAGGGGCGGACCGCGCGGTGCCGCTCTGGCGTGCCGCCAGTGATGCGCTTGCCGATTATGCCGCCAAGGCGCGCGACATCGGCGGCGATATCGGCACTGCGCTCGTCGGCGCCTTCTCCTCGGCCGAGGAGGCCGTGGGCAGCTTCGTGAAGACCGGCAAGCTCGACTTCCGCGATCTGGTGACCTCGATGATCGCCGATCTCGCCAAACTCGCGGCGCGGCGCTTTGTTCTGGGCCCCCTCGCCAATGTGCTCGCCGGTGCGCTGGGCGGCGCGGGCGGGATCTTCGCCAACATCCTGCACGCGGGCGGCACGGTCGGTGCCGCGGGCCCGGGCCGGATGGTTCCGGCGCTGGCCTTCGCGGGCGCGCCCCGTATGCACAGTGGCGGCTGGGCCGGTCTGCTTCCCGACGAAGTGCCCGCGATCTTGCAGCGCGGCGAACGCGTGCTCTCGAAGCGCGAGGCGGAGACGACCGGCAGCACCGCCGCACCAACCGTCAACGTCACGATCATGGCGCGCGACGCGGAGAGCTTCCGGCAGTCCCGCACCCAAGTCGCCGCCGATATCGCCCGCGCCGTCTCGCTCGGGCGCCGTGGGATGTGAGGATCAACCATGGCCTTTCACGAGATCCGGTTTCCGGACAACATCAGCCGCGGGGCGCGGGGCGGCCCGGAGCGGCGCACCCAGATCGTCGAGCTGGCCTCAGGCGCCGAGGAGCGCAACGCGAGCTGGGCCAACTCGCGCCGCCGCTATGACGTCGCCTATGGCATCCGCCGCGCCGACGATCTGGCGGCGGTCGTGGCCTTCTTCGAAGCGCGGAGCGGCCGTCTTTATGGCTTCCGCTTCAAGGACTGGGCCGATTTCAAATCCTGCCTGCCCTCGCAACTCCCAGGCCCAACCGATCAGCTGATCGGCACCGGCGATGGCAGCACGACGCAGTTTCAGCTGACGAAACGCTACAGCTCCGGCGCGCAGAGCTGGACGCGAGGAATCACCAAGCCAGTCGCCGGGACCGTCACCATCGCCTTGAACGGGGTGCCGCAAGCCTCCGGCTGGTCGGTCTCACCCGCGACCGGCCTTGTCACCTTCGCCACCGCGCCCGCCGCAGGCGTCGCCCTCACAGCGGGCTTCGACTTCGACGTTCCCGTCCGTTTCGACACCGACACGCTCGACATCACCCTCGATCTCGAACGGCTCGGCTCGATCCCCTCCATCCCCCTCACGGAGATCCGGCCATGAATGACGACACGAGCTTTGTCGGCGCGGCGCTGCGCGATCTGCTCACCTCGACGGCGGTGATCCTCGCCGCCTGGGGCGCGCTCGGCGGCGCCACGAACGCGCTGACCACGCGCATGCGCCTGCGCGACGCGCTGCGCCACATCCTGCTGGGCGGGCTGATCGCAGCCGGAATGGGGAGCCTCTCGATGGCGCTCGTCGCGCGCTGGCTCGACCTGCCGCCCGAGGCGATCCCGGCCGGGGGAGCGGCGGGCTCGGCCGCCTATCTCGTCGGCGTCTTCGGCCCGGCCTTCATCGAGGTCGCCCTTGCCCGGCTGCGCGCCCGGAAGGGAGACGACGCCGATGCATGAGCTATTGCGCCGCGCCCGCATTCTTCGCTGCGATGCCGCCGATCCGGGCCAGGCCTTCCGCCATCGCCTGCGCATCGGCGTGATCGTCGCGGTGCTGATCTTCCTCGTCTCCACATTCGGGTGATCCCATGCACATGACAAACCGGGGGCTTCTGGCCCTCGCTCGGCACGAGGGTATCGTGCCCGGGCCCTATCTCGATGTCCGCAAGATCTGGACGTTCGGCATCGGCCACACCGCGGCGGCGGGCCCGCCCGATCCGGCGCAGATGCCGCGCGGCCTGCCTGCGGATGTCTCCGCCGCGATCCGAGACGCCTTCCGCCTCTTTCGCGCTGACATCGCGAGCTACGAGGCGGCCGTGCTGCGCGCGGTGCAGGTGCCGCTTGCCCCGCACGAGTTCGATGCGCTGGTCAGCTTCCATTACAACACTGGCGGCATCGCCAAGGCGGCCCTCACCCGCCACCTGAACGCGGGCAATCGCGACGCCGCGGCCGAGGCGTTCATGGGCTGGCTGCGTCCCGCCACCATCCGGCCCCGGCGCGAGGCCGAGCGCGATCTCTTCCGCGACGGCCGCTATCCCACCGGGCCGCTCACCGTCTGGTCGGTCGACCGCAACGGAAAGGTGGATTTCGCCCGCCCGCTGCGGCGGCTGAGCGAGGCGGACGCCCTCGCGCTGCTTTCCCCCCTCTGACCCAAGGAGACCTCCGATGCGTTACCTTCGCCCCAAATCCCTGACCTGGTGGGCCGGGTGCCTCGCCCTTGCCACCGGCACCGGCGCCCTCTTCCTGCCCGATCAGGGGCAACTCGCCGCGCTGGCCCACCTCGTCGCGCTGCTCTCGGGCTCGGGCGATGCCGCGCCGATGACGCTGATCAGCCTCGGTCTCGGCCTCATCGGCCTGCGCGACCGGATCGAGCGCGGCTTTGCCGGGCAGGACAAATGAAGTCCCTCCCGCCAGACCTTCAATCCCACCTCGACGAAGGCACCACGACGCTTGCATGGTGCTGGCGTATCACCCGCGCCGATGGCGTGAGTTTCGGCTTCACCGACCACGACCGCAGTCTCAGCTTCGATGGGACCGCGTTCGAGCCCGAAAGCGGGCTGACGGCGTCCGAGGTCCGATCTGGCTCCGATCTCTCGGTCGATGCGCAGGACGCTCAAGGGGTGCTGACCTCCGACCGGATCACCGAGACCGATATTCTCGATGGCCGCTGGGACAATGGCATGGTCGAGGTCTGGCGGGTGAACTGGGCGGCCCCGGCGCAGCGCGTGCTTTTGCGCCGGGGCGCCATCGGCCAGATCCGGCGCGGGCGGCTGGCTTTTGTCGCTGAGGTTCGGAGCCTTGCCCATGTCCTCGGCCAAACGGTCGGGCGCACCTTCCAGGCAACCTGCGACGCGGCGCTGGGCGATAGACGCTGCGGCATCCATGCCGAAACGCCGATCTACACCGGCACCGGCACGGTGGCGGCATTACAGCGTGATCGCGCCTTCACGACCGAGGGGCTGCAAGCCTATGCCGCGGGCTGGTTCTCCTATGGACGGATCCAATGGACCAGCGGCGCCAATGCCGGGCGGCAGGCCGAGGTACTATCGCACACGCTTGTCGAGGGCGTGGCAATCCTGACTCTGCTGGAGGCTCCGGTGCGGGCCATCAGCGAGGGTGACGCCTTCACGATCCGCGCGGGCTGCGACAAGAGCCTCGCAACCTGCCGGGCGAAGTTCGCAAATGTCGCCAACTTCCGGGGTTTTCCGCACATCCCCGGCCAGGATGCCGTGCTCCGTTACGCAACCAAGGACGGCGGCCACGAGGGAGCGGTGCTGTGACCGCGCCCATCCCGACCGCCGATCCGGTCCGCGTCATTGCCGTCGCGCGCTCTTGGCTTGGCACGCCCTACCACGACCAAGCGAGCCTCAAGGGCGTGGGCTGCGATTGCCTCGGCCTTGCGCGCGGCGTCTGGCGCGAGGTGGTCGGGCCGGAACCCTTCCCGATCCCGCCCTACAGCCGGGATTGGGGCGAGATGGGCCCGCGCGAGGTTCTGGCCGAGGGCGCTCGCCGCATAATGCCCGAGATTGCCCCGGATGATGCCCTGCCTGGCGCGCTTATCCTCTTCCGCATGAGGCCCCGCGCCATCGCCAAGCATGTCGGCATCCTCACCGGCCCCGACACCTTCCTGCACGCCTATGAACGCCTCGGCGTGATCGAGGAACCGCTGACACCGACATGGCGGCGGCGCATCGCTTTCGCCTTCCTGTTCCCTGCACGCTGAGAATCCCAATGGCCACCCTTGTCCTCGGCGCCGTCGGCTCCGCCATTGGCGGGGCTTTCGGCGGCACGATCCTTGGCCTTTCCGGCGCCGTCATCGGCGGCTTTGTCGGCTCGACCGTGGGGTCTGTCGTCGACAGCTGGATCGTCTCCTCGCTCGCGCCTGCGCAACGGATCGAGGGTCAGCGGCTCGACACGCTGCGCATCACCTCCTCCACCGAAGGCGCGGTGATCCCCCGCCATTACGGGCGGATGCGGATCGGCGGCAACATCCTCTGGTCCACTGATTTCCGTGAAGAGACGAAGACCACGACGCAAGGCGGCGGCAAGGGCGGGGGCGGCGGGAAGGTCAAGACCACCGAATATCTCTACTATGCGTCCTTTGCCGTCGCTCTTTGCGAGGGGCCGATCACCGGCATCGGCCGCATCTGGGCTGATGGCAAGCCGCTCGACATGACCGGCATCACGTGGCGCTGGTATCCGGGCGACGAAGTGCAGACCGCCGATCCCTTCATTGCGGCGAAGATGGGCGCGGCCAACACGCCTGCCTATCGCGGCACGGCCTATGTCGTCTTCGAGGATCTGGCGCTGGCCACCTTCGGCAACCGCCTGCCGCAACTCAGCTTCGAGGTGTTCCGCCCGCTGGCCGATCCCGACACCGCCGAGGGGCTGACTCGTGCCGTCACTCTTATCCCGGCCTCGGGCGAGTTCACCTATGCGACCGAGGCGATCCGCAAGGGCGAGACCGGGGCGCAAGTGGCCGAGAACCTGAACGCGGTTTCCGACACCGCCGACATGGTGGTGGCGCTCGACCGGCTGCAGGCTCTGGCGCCGGCGGTCGAAAGCATCAGCCTCGTCGTCGCCTGGTTTGGCAATGACCTGCGCGCTGGAAACTGCGCGATCAAGCCCGGCGTCGAGGTGGCGGCCAAGACGACCAGCCCCAAGGTCTGGACGGTCAATGGCGTGACGCGGACGAATGCGCATCTCGTGAGCCGCGACGCCGAGGATCGGCCGGTCTATGGCGGCACGCCTGCGGATTTCGCGGTGGTTGAGGCAATCCGCGAGATGAAGGCGCGCGGGCTGCGCGTCACCTTCTATCCCTTCCTGCTGATGGATGTGCCGCCTGGCAACACACTGCCCGATCCCTATTCCGACAACGCCGCGACGCTCGGTCAGCCGAGTTTCCCCTGGCGCGGCCGGATTACCTGCTCCCCGGCCGCAGGTTCCGCGGGAACCGTGGACAAGACCGCGGCGGCGGCCACGCAGGTCTCAAGCTTCTTCGGCACGGCCAACCCGGCACAGTTCGCGGTGTCGGGCGAGACCATCACCTTCACCGGCTCGCCCGGTGATTGGGGCCTGCGCCGGATGGTGCTGCATTACGCGCATCTCTGCGCCGCCGCGGGCGGGGTCGATGCCTTCCTGATCGGCTCGGAGATGCGCGGCCTCACGTCGATCCGCTCAGGCGCCAGCGCCTATCCGGCCGTCTCGGCCTTCAAGACCCTCGCGGCCGACGTCCGCACAATCCTCGGGCCGGGCACGAAGATCGGCTATGCTGCCGACTGGTCGGAGTATTTCGGCCACCATCCGCAGGACGGCACGGGGGATGTCTATTTCCACCTCGACCCGCTCTGGTCGGATGCGAACATCGATTTCGTGGGCATCGACAATTACATGCCGCTGTCGGACTGGCGCGACGGGTTCGAGCATCTGGACGCGATCGAAGGCTGGCCCGCGATCTATGACCGCGGCTATCTGCAAGCGAACATCGCCGGTGGCGAGGGCTTCGATTGGTTCTATGCCAGCGCCGCCGACTGGTCGGCGCAACTACGGACGCCCATCACCGATGGCGCTGCGGGCAAGCCGTGGGTCTTCCGCACCAAGGATCTGCGCGCCTGGTGGTCGAACGCGCATCTCAACCGCCCGAGCGGGATCGAGAGCGGCCCGCCCACGGCATGGGTGCCGCAATCGAAGCCGATCTGGTTCACCGAACTCGGCTGTCCCGCCATCGACCGCGGCACGAACCAGCCCAATGTCTTCTTCGACCCGAAGTCGTCCGAGAGCGCCACGCCGCATTTTTCCCGCGGCTGGCGCGATGACGCGCTCCAGCGCGCCTATCTGGAAGCGAGCTATCTCTGGTGGGGAACTCCGGCCAATAACCCGACCTCGCCCGTCTATGGCGGCCGCATGGTGCATGTTCCCGAATGCGCCGCCTGGACCTGGGACGCGCGGCCCTATCCGTTCTTCCCCGAACTGACCGGCGTCTGGACGGACGGCGCGAACTGGCGGCTCGGCCACTGGCTCACCGGACGGCTCGGCGCTGTCTCGCTCGCCGCGCTTGTGCGCAACCTCTGCCTGCGCGCCGGGCTCGCGGAAAGCCTCATTGATGTCTCCGGCCTCTGGGGCGCGGTCGAGGGCTATGTGATCGGGGCGCTGGAAAGCCCTCGTGCATCGATTTCCACGCTGGCCCGGCATTTCGGCTTCGACGCCATCGAGACCGAAGGCGTGATCCGGTTTGTGATGCGTGGCCGCGCCTCGGTCGTCACGCTGGCTATCGACGATCTGGTTGCCAACCGCGAGGGCGAGGCCTTCGAGTTGACACGCGGCCAGGAGACCGAACTGCCGCAGGCGCTGAAGTGGCAGGTCGCCCGCGCAGACGAGGATTACGACGCGGCGCAGGTGGAGGCGCGGCGCATCACCGTTGACACGACCCGCATCGCGTTCGAGTCCTTCCCGATGGCGATCCCGCCCGAGGAGGCCGAACGCCGGTGCCGCCGCGCGCTGATGGAGGCCTGGATCGGCCGGGAAAGCGCCACCTTCCGCCTGCCGCCGTCAAAGCTGGCCCTTGATCCGGCCGATGTGATCCGCCTTGCACATGACGGCCGCGAGATGGAATTCCGCCTCACCTCCATCGCCGATGCCGAAGCGCGCGGCGTCGAGGCGGTGCGCCAGGACCGCGCTGCTTATGACCTGCCGCCCGGCGATCCCCGGCCCGCGAATGTTGCGAGCCCCGTCGTCTTCGGCACGCCCGAGGTGGTGATGCTGGATCTGCCGCAGATCAGCGAGGAGGTTGCGGCGCATCGCCCCTGGATCGCGGCCTATGCCAGCCCATGGCCGGGCGAGATCGCGGTGTTCCGTAGCGCCTCGACAGACGGGTTCAACCTCCTGACGACCTTCGGCAGTCGGGCGCGGATCGGCACGCTGGCCTTCGATTTCTTTCCGGGGCCGACCTCGCGCTTCGATCTGGGCAACGCGCTGGTGGTCGATCTGCTTTCGGGAACGCTGGAGAGTGTCACCGACGTCGCCCTCTTCGGCGGCGCAAACGCGCTGGCGATCGAGGCCGCGGTGGGCGTCTGGGAGATCGTCCAGGCGGGGGCTGCAGAGCTTATCGCCCCTGGCCGCTATCGCCTGACCCGCCTCCTCCGCGGCCAGCGCGGCACGGAACATGCCATCGGCAATCCCACCCCTGCCGGGGCGCGAGTGGTGGTACTGGACACCACACTGGCCTCGCAGCCCATTGCCGAGGCTGACCTTGGCTTGCCTTGGAACTGGCGTGTGGGACCAGCCGCGCGCGCCGTCAACGACGACAGCTTCGCCGCGCTGGGCTTCACCCCGACCGGGCGGGGCCTCCTGCCCTTCGCGCCGGTGCATGTCGAGCAGCCGTGGCGAACCGCCCGCAGCCCGGGCGATCTGACGATCCGCTGGACGCGGCGGTCCCGTGCGCTGGTCGCCGATGCCTGGGAACAGGTCGAGGTGCCGCTGGCCGAAGACCTGGAAAGCTACGATGTGCAGATCCTCGACGGGACGACCGTCAAGCGCACGCTGACCAGCACCACGACCTCCGCCCTCTATACCGCCGCGCAGCAGATCACCGACTGGGGCGCGCTGCTCGGGCCCGGCCAGACACTGGCGCTCCGCATCTTCCAGCTTTCGAACCGCCTCGGGCGCGGCACACCCGCCGCGGTCACGCTGCAATTCTGATCCCACCCCACGGGAATCCCCATGTCAGACACCACGACCCATCTGGGCCTGCCCTACCTTCTGGCGGCGCAGGCGCAAAAGCATGTCACCCACAACGAGGCCCTCCGGCTGCTCGATGCCATGGTGCAACTCTCGGTCCTCGACCGCACGCGGACTGCGCCCCCGGCCAGCCCGGCCGACGGAAACCGGCACCTCGTGGCCCCCGGCGCGACCGGCCTTTGGGCCGGGTGGGATTTGAATGTGGCCTTCTGGGTGGACGGCGCATGGATCCGCCTCTTGCCGCGCCCCGGCTGGCTCACTTGGGTCGCGGCCGAAAGCCTGTTCCTCGCCTGGAGCGGCAGCGCCTGGGAGGTCGTGGGCGAGCCGAGCAATGTGTCGGATGCCATCTTCAGCCTCGTCAACGATGCCGATCCGACGAAGAAGGCGACCTTCTCGCTGTCGGGGATCAGCACCGGGACGACGCGCAGCTTCACACTGCCGAACACCTCGTCGGAACTCGCGATCCTGGCGGGTACCCAGACCTTCACCGGCAACAAGACCTTCTCGGGCACGCTTACAGCGTCCGGGACCGTGACGGTGTCGGCCGCCAGCGCCTCGATCGGCACGGCAACAGGCACCGCCACCTATGGGTTGGGCACCGGGGCGACGACAACGGGCGTCACCAAGACCGTGAACCTCGGGACCGGAGGTGCATCTGGATCGACCACGGTCGTCAACATTGGCTCGGCCACGGCTGGCGCGGGCGGCACGACCGTCATCAACACGCCCACCGTCACCTTCGCCAACGCCGTGACGCAGGTGGGCATGCCCCAGGCAAACCTTACCGCGCAACAGCTCGGACTCGGCGGAGCGACGGCGGACACCTATAACCGGCTCTCGGTCAACACGCCCGCAGTGCTTCTGAACAACGCAGGCGCCGGGATCGAGGCGACGGTCAACAAGGCCGCGGCCGCGAACGACGCGGCCTTTGCCTTCAAGACCGGGTTTTCGGCGCGGGCGCTGATCGGGTTGCTCGGCAACGACGACTTCGGCATCAAGGTCAGCCCGGACGGCGCGGCCTTCTTCGACGCGATCCGCATCGACCGCACCAGCGGCCAGGTGGAACTGCCGCAGCCCACGGTCCTGCCGGGACTGACCATTGCCCCGCCCCCGCCGCCCGCTGGCAAAGCGTCGGTCTACGCCCGTAACCGCGCAGGCGCCCCATGGATCGACGTCATGCGCCCCTCGGGCCGCGACTTCCCCCTCCAGCCACACTTCGGGGTCAACCGGATCGCCAACTGGTCGCCCTCGACCAGCACCACGATCACCGCCGAGGGGCTGCCGCTCACCTCGGTCGGCACCGTCTCGCATCCCACACTGGCCTCGACCAACCTCGCCGCTTCGATGCGGCGCTGGCGTCTGACCTCGGCCGCAGTGGCAGACTCGGTCGCCGACCAGCGCTCCGCAGGCTGGGCCTGCTGGCGCGGCAACGCGGCGGGCCTGGGCGGTTGGACCTTCGTCACGCGGATTTCGCTCACGACCCTGCAGGCGACCGGCATGGGGTTCTTCGGCCTCTACGGATCAACGGCCGCTCTCGCAACCACCCTGACGCTCGCCACTGCTATCACCTGCATCGGCATCGGTTTCCAGCGCGGGACACACACGCGCTGGCAGATGGTGACGAATGATGCCTCGGGGGCACCGACGCTCACCGACATGGGGGCGAGCTTCGCCATCGCCACCGGCGGCGTGCTCACCCTCTTCATCGCAGCGCCGCCGAATGGCAGCTCTGTCTGGGTGCGCGTCGTCGACGAGGTGTCAGGCGCGGTGTTCGAACAGGAGATCACCGCCGACTTGCCCGCGAACACGCAATTCCTCTCGCCGCGGCTCTTCCTGAACACCGGCGTCACGGCCGCCGCCGTCGCCTATGACTGTGCCGGGGTCTATCTGGAAACCGATTACTGAGGCCCGTCTTGCAGGTCCGACCGGCGCCCCCTGCCCTCGAGGCCAAGCAAAAGTCACTGCACCAGAACCGGCCGCAACATCTGATCGGTGTCGAGTTTCAGCGCGGCGCGCCAGAGGGGCGTCTTGAAGACCTCGCGCGTGGTGGCGCCGTACTGCGCCTCACGCGGTTGCATCAGAAGGCCCGCCCATTCAAGCGGACGCAGCACGCACGAGGAGAAGGCGGCCATGTCGCGCCAACCGGGCGTGTCCCAATCCTGCTCCTCGCCGTAAAAGGCGGCAAAGAGCTTGCGCTCGGTGGTGCCAAGGTTCGCCTCGACATTGATGACATTCATCCAGACGTCCCATGTGCCGAAGGGGCACTCGTCGAAACGCGCGTAGGAGGCATGGTCGATCTCGAAGAGATAGTGAGGGATCAGCGCGGCGAAGAGCTGCCCCGGAGCCTGCGCCAACTCTGCCCCGCGCTTGGTGACCTTGAATTCGCCTTTGTAATGCCGACCAAGGCGCAGGCCGGTCAGCAGGGCGTGCAGCACTTCGAGCGGCGGGAATTCGTATTCGTTGATCACCTTGTTGTAGCGGAACATCTCCTCGGCGCTTTTTCCGGGCCAGTTGAAGGCCTCGACCGCCCAATGCACAAAGACCCGCTTGAAGGCATTCGATTTCGTCAGACCGATGGCGCCGTGCTCTTGCGCGTACCGCAAGGTGAGCAGCGCCGCGCGCAGCAAGGGGAAATGCGCGAGGTCGGGATGGTCATCAGGCAGCGGACGGAATGCGATCATGCGGCGATGCTGCCACAGGCGATGGGCCAAGGCCAGATGCGAGACCGCGCCGGGCGCGAGGAAGCTGTCTGCGGCTGCGTGCAACTCAACCTCGCGCTGCGCGCGACGCGAAGCCAATCTTGCCTGCGCATTCATTCTTGCGTATCTTGAAGACAACAGACGGAGGTCCCCATGTCCCAGACCACGACGATGACGGTCCGCATCAGCGGCGCGCTGAGCGAGTTCGTGGCATCGAACGTGGGCGAGAACGGGTCCTACGAGAACATCAGCGAATACGTCCGCGACCTGATCCGGCGCGACAAGGAACGGGTGGAGCGTGAGGCATTTGATCGCCTGAAGGCAGAGCTGACGCGCGCCTTCGCTGCGCCGGAGGAAAGCTATCGCCCGGTGACGGCGGCCGAGGTGATCGCCCGGAACCAGGGCTGACAGCGTGGCCGTCCGCGTCCAGGAGGCTGCATCGCTGCGGCTTGACGAGATCTACCGCTACACGCGCGACCGCTGGGGCGCGGAACAGGCGGATCGCTACATCACCGAGCTCTTCGCGGCGTTCGACAAGATCGACAGCCATGGCGTCGCGTCGCACCCCATCCCGGCCGAGTTCGGGATCGAAGGCTTCTACTTCCGGCACGGGCATCATTTCGTGTACTGGCGGCGGCTGTCGAACGGGGACGTCGGCATCGTGACGATCCTGCACGAGCGGATGCACCAGATGGACCGGTTTCGGGAGGATCTTCCGAAGTGA